TCGTCATCAGGCTCGTATGTTAGCCGTAGAGTTGATGTTGTTCGCAGAAGGCCGCGAAGTAGAAGAGCTTGTAGAAGACTTCAGCGATGATGATGCAAACTTTCATGATGAGGAGGAAGTGTAATGGGTTACTACACCTACACCAGAGATCCAATTGGATGCTTTGTTGAAAAAGAAGTGGGCAACTCATTTGAGTATTCAGTCAATGACTGTCCTGCGTTCGAAGGCAATCGCGAATACTACCCGCACATCGTTTGGGTAGGTGACCGCCAAATAGGTGGACAGCAAGGATATCGCTATGCGAATGTCAAGAAGACCGTGTGCTATATTATAGTAGACGAGGACGAGGGTGGTCCTGTGCTAGAGCGTTGGTTCTTAAAAAAGAACACAGAATACCCTAGGTATTTTGTGTCACAGAATGCCTAAATTAGGGGTTGACAAATCATTTGGGCTGTGCTATAGTATACACATAATATGAAAGCGAGGGCAACGCAATGAAAACAATCATAGCAGTAACACTAATAGCAACGGCTGGTCTACTATACGCAGTGGACTACACATTTTCACTTCCAGATGTACATATGTCTTATGAGACAGGTGCATGTGTAGAGGTGGTCAACTACGGCGACACGAACTTCTCATGTGAGAATATGCCTAAGAAATTTCACCACGTTTGGGTGAAATAGGGGTTGACAAAGAGATAATTGATGCTATACTGTATGTATAGTTAGGGCAAACGATAAAGAGGGTAGCAAATGAAATTCGTAGTAACAACACAAATTCTTGAGAACTATGGCGCACATTGTGAGTCAGGTAAGTATGCCGAGGGGCATTCATACTGGAAGTTCAAGGGTGGTTCCGACTACATCGTGGACGGCGTCGATCGTCCTGCGGATGCAATGGCATTCGTTATGGCTGCTTTCGCAGATAATGGCCTAGGCTTTAAAGAGTTTCCAACGGATGTGAAGACATTCGAGGAATGGGTTAACGACCTCCCAGAGGACCAAGACTATGCTGACTTCGTCAAGAAGACAGCTATGGTGGTGTCTCCTGAAACTGGTCGCAACATAACGAAGGGAGTATCAGTATGATAATCACTAAAATGATGCATTCAGATGGCGGACATGGCTGGCTGGCTGTAAAAACAAAAGAGCTCGTCGAGCTCGGTATCGCGGATAAGATTACATCTTATTCATTCTACAAAGGTAAGACCACTTATCTAGAAGAAGACCAAGACGCTGTGACTTATGTCAAGGCGCAAGAAGCACTGGGCAACACTGTGCAGATCAAGGAAGGCAAGAACTGGGATACATGTCCAGTGAGGTACTTCAAAAGGTATCAAGCACCAGAGCCAGTAGTGGTTCCACAAGCGGCAATTGATACGGCGTTCGAAGCAGGCTTTCCACAAGCACCTGTGTTCGAAGATGTCGACCAAGAGACGCTCGATAAGGAATTTGCATAATGGCTTTGTGTCCGGCGTGTTTCAAGACTGACAAAGAGTTCTTTGCGAGCAAGTGTCACGCTTGTAACACCCGGATACCGTTCCTGGTGCAATGCTTCTACAGTTTCATGTATGGCGCAATAGCACTTGGAGGCTTCATAGGATTTTTTTGGTTATTTGGTAAGATTTTTGGTTGACAGGCGCACAGATATATCATATACTGTGTATATAAATTAAACATTGCGAGAGGGCAAAACTATGCAAAAAGTAAAGATGAAAGAGGGCTTCTACAAAATTAGAGGCAAAGACGTTGATATGACAGGAATGGTATTTCCTATGGTATCTGAATTTAAGGTTGGCGCCGGTGGTGGCTACGTCACAGTCGATGGTACTGCGGTAGCAGGCTTCCCTGATCGAAATATTAAGATCAAGTGTGATAGCCCGTCAAGCTACGAGCTGGTTGATAGCTCCGTGGCCACCACCACCCGTGAGGAGACCGACGAAGAGACAATCGAAAGATTGCGCGAACGATTCGACATGCTCGAAGACATGACCAAAGCCTGCAAGCGAGGTGATGTACGTGCAATGATTGTTTCAGGTCCTCCGGGTGTAGGTAAGTCACATGGTGTCGAAAAAGTACTAGGCGCACATGAATTAATTGCAACCTTAGGAGATCGTCCTGCGAAGTATCAGGTGGTCAAAGGTGCTATGAGTGCTATTGGACTCTACTGTAAACTGTTCAACTACGCAGACAAAGACAATGTACTGGTGTTCGATGACTGTGACTCAGTGTTCTCAGATGAACTATCACTGAACATCCTAAAAGCTGCGCTAGACTCTAAGAAGACTAGACGTATCCATTGGAACACTGATTCATTCAAGTTGAGAAACGAAGGTGTGCCGGATTCATTCGAGTTCAAAGGTGGTGCAATCTTTATCACCAACATCAAGTTTGAAAACGTTAAGAGCAAGAAGATGCGTGATCACCTAGAAGCACTAGAAAGTAGATGTCACTACATTGACTTGACTATTGACACAGACCGTGAGAAGATGCTGCGTATCAAGCAGATCGTTACTGACGGAATGCTAGACGAGTATGGCTTGCCAGAAGAAACTGTACAAGACATCATCGACTACATCGATATCAACAAGTCTAAGCTGAGGGAGCTGAGCTTGCGTTCAGTACTTAAGATAGCCGACTTGGCCAAAGCATTTCCTACCAAGTGGGAAGCAATGGCAGAGAATACTGTGATGAGTAGAGCATCCTAATGCTCCTCTCACAGCACATGACCACTAACGGGTGCCCTCCCCAAGTGGTCGTTAAGGCAAGTGGACCGCCCTCATCCACGAGCCTAGGTGGAGCAGATCAAGCGTAGCCCTCACGCTCTGCATGTCACCGGGAAGAACCTCGCCTCGTGCGGGGTTTTTCTTTTTTAAAATTAGGGGTTGACAACGAGAGAGTTTGAGGCTATACTAGCAGTATATTAAATTAAAGTGTGAGGGCACAATATGAAAAACTTTACTATAACCGTAATCCATGCAAGTTTCTTAGAAGAGGGCGAAACTCCTAAGGCTGTTGCAAAGGTAACAACCTCAGGCATGGATCTTTTTGAAGCCACTGAGTATGCCTACAGATACACCAACAATGTTGATGGTAGCTGGAGCATGAAGATCGGTGCTGATGCGAACGATGATGTAGAAGTCATTGCTCCCCTTATCCAACACAACGGCAAGGCTTATGGCCTAAGAAGCACAAGCGTTGGCGATGTGATGATCGTAGACGACGGTGAAGGCTTCCAAGACTGGTTCGAGGTAGCAGGCTTTGGCTTTGAACCTTGTGAGCCAATCAGCTATGACATAGTTGATGCACAGACTTTTTCAACAACATCGGTGATGGCTTAATGGCTACACCAAAGGTTGAGTGTGTTGAGTGTTGTGGTGAAGGCTACGACCTCGACACGTACTATGAACAAGACGGCTTAGAAGAAGACTGTTGGGCATGTGGTGGAGACGGCACTATTCCAGGACAAGAGTATGAAGTTCAGGTAACAATCACAGAACATCATGTGGTCACAGTCACAGCAACTTCAGAAGCACAAGCAGAAGCACTGGCACACGATGCATATCTAGACACTGATAGTGCATACACTGTAGACAAAAAGATAGAGTCAATCAGCGAATTAGGGGTTGACAATGCACACGAAGGTGCTATACTAGTAGAGTAAGTTAAACATAGCGAGGGCAAACAATATGAACTACACTGTAAACGATCTAACTGTAATCCTAAACAAAGCACAGCAAGCGGCTGTAAATGCAAGCGAGCAAGCATATCAACAGAACGGTAACTCGGACTGGGATGCGTGTGGCTTTGCGTGGGTAGACATCTACGCACATGATGGTAAGAAGCTCAAGGGCAATACCAAAATGGGCAAGGCTCTTAAGCAGGCTGGCATAGACCAGAACTGGAACAGAGTGTTTAGCCAATGGTGCAACTGGTACGGTGGGCAGAGCATTAGCATTAAAGAAGCTGGTGCTAGAGCCTATGCTAGAGTGCTAGAAGGCTACGGCTTTACAGCTTATGCAGGCAGTCGACTAGACTAGTCTGCAACAGTACGCGGCACTGTATGCAAGACCGCACCTACTGTGGGGACACACAGAAAGAAAAATCTTCCTCCGGGGAGATTTTTTTTGAATTTTATTTCTCGAGGGGGGTCGGGGCTTATAAAAAATATCTAACAAAAACAAGCACTTAGCGTTAATGGACACTTTTAAAAAACGGTGCAGTAGCAATCACCACCTCACTTCTGTAAGTACTTCACCACAATTTTTTGCGCGACCAATTTTTTTGGTTGTAGAACCCATTTCGGGCAACTACTAGCGTAAGCAAGCACACACAAGCGACTAGCGAGTGTGTAGAGCTTTAGCTCTTGGGTAGTAGTATTACTTTAGTTCCCAGTCTCTTAGACTATCGTACACTGCTTGTGCTTGTCCGTGTGTAAGAGCAAAGTCTCTCATAAGAATGGTAAGGAAGTGTTGTGGCTCAGTAGGATGACCCTGTTGATGTTGTATCCACTGTTGATAAGCATGCAGTTGTTCTAGTGTGTACATAGTAGTGTTCCTTTGTGCTAAGTAATTATATGTATTTACTCAACATACTATATGATGACTCAGTTACAGATTACATAGCAGACATCAATACATTTTCATTTGCTACAGACTTATTACTACGTGGTATATACACAGAACAGTCAGACTCGTGTACACTAGTGTTTGACTCAGCACAGGAACGTACATACGCTACACTAGCATACACAGGAAGTGGCGTCTTAGAGTGCATATAAGCGTCATACAGCGTGAATACGAACTAATAGCTACGTTTGAGCTAGTATGCGTGACAAACACGTTATACACGCTCTACATATAGTTTTAAAACGTCATCTTTTTACAAACCTTTGTTTTAGACTGAAAGCAACACGTTGATAGACGTCTGTCGCTATGGTTAGTTCAAAACACGTTCGTTATAGGTTCATGTGTATGTTGATACTAAAATCTGCTTAACCGCTGCGCTATCGCTTGCGCTTCGCGCTTTTTGCGTTAACCGCTTCGCGGCTTTGGCCGGCGGCCTTGCGGGCTTCGTTGCTAAATATTAGTGTGGCACGAGGGACTATCATTCTATTCTTAACACTGTTAAGCTCAGTGGCACACTCATCAACTAATGAACTCTACATAGCAGGCATCAAACTACAACCTCAACAGATGTTTGAACCAGCACCTCAACCGGAAGATGACATATATATACCTCCACCAGATGTAAGACACACATTCAACACGCTTGATCCCCTCTACACAATACAGCAGGATCGTACGCCATTGAGTGATGAACTCTACATAGGTGTTGATTGGTACAACACTGGCAAGCCCATACTGCCGGAATTTGAATTTAAAGAACCTGCATCAAAGGGTCACATCACCATATACTATCTACTACAGGCTCTTGATGTTTACAGCACTATCTATGCCACCACTCGTTTCGAGTGTGTAGAAGAACAAAATCCTCTGTTGCCCGCAAAACCCAGTATAGAACAAATGCTGTTGTTGAAACTGTTGCCTTTGTATGCTCTACACTCAGACATCAATACTGTTAGTGATCAAGAACTAGCACAGGCAACGGGTGTAATGGGAATTGTTGTGGCCAACAACTATGAAGTTATACGCAGTGCTAGAAAAACCTGTCCCTAGTCTTTCCCTGAAATATTTGCACACATCTTCGATTGTATTCTGCTTCATCAAAGGTCACTTCGTCAGCTAGACGTTGCCATATTCTAGCAACTTGAGGATCAAGACTAGGATCACGTGCTATACGTTCTAGTCGTTGTTTGCGAACTCGCTGTCGTTCTAGTTCAAATGGGCCCATGTTCTTTATCCAATTGTTCTGCCCAACGCAGCATAAACAGTGTTGCGGCTTTGCTTGAGTCAGGTGTTAGATAAAAGTCCACACGCTTGTACATGTCCGCAGGCAGTGTTAGTGAGTTGTAGCGTCTTTGAGTGATGTCACCTGCAACATTAATAGCACGATAGAGTTCATCTCCGTACTTCTGACGATAGTATATCAACTCTAGTCGGTCGTTGTGTGTCCACTTGCATTCTATATGACCCAAATAGATCTTCATAGATGATATTCAAAGTTTTGACAGTTGTCGTATCGTGCTAAAAACTCTGCTCCATTGCTCAAATGAAAGCGTTCAGCCATTTCAGTGTTGGGACTTAGTGTTACAAACTGTTGAGGATTGTGTGTTTGTTTGATCCTATCTGCTGTTTGATTTACTATGGTCCTGCCTGCACCCTTTGAATAACTCCATACTGTGTAGAATACCGCTACCTCTGTGCCTGTGTGTTTTAGATCTTCTTCACAGGTTGGTATACGATCACAGTAGGCCACACATATGATAGCCAATGGTGTGTCAGTGAGTACTTCATCATACTGTGCATACTTGTCTTCGTATAGTGCATATACTTCACGTGGGTATTCTAATCTCCACGCATGATCTATGTGCGGACGCACTGGATCGTCATCTAGAAAACTGTAGTGTTCTTGGTTCAGTAGTGTTAACATTACGTGGCATAGTCCTTCCGTTGTTTACTTTTTTAATATTTAACCGTGGCTCTTTCGTTCCAAGACGAAAAAGAATAAACACTTAGTCATCACTTAGATTATTGAGAAATTGTTTTAGTTTTGTTGAATCTGCTTCTGCACGTATTTTACCTACAGTATCACCTTCTCCAGGATCTGCATTTTCGTTTACATCAGGACTAGTAGAGCTACGCTTCAAATTATCATAGATAGTTGACTTGTTTGTACCAAAGTTGTTTGTGTTATCATCGTCTTCGTCTAGATCTCTAATACGCAAACTGTCTACATCAAACTCTAGATCAATCTTTTGTCCTACACCTGAACTTGAACGTGTCTTCATCAACTGTATCTGATAACGTCCACGCTCACGCATAGCTCTACTTGTAAAGATACCAATCAAGTTATCTGCTGTATTGATCTTAGATATACCACCCGATATGTGCGAGTGATCAAATTCAATTTCTTCTACTGAACTTCTGTTTAACTGTGATGCTGTAACAAAGATAGTATTAAGTTCCATAGCCAAGTTACGTAGCTCTTCCGATACATACTTGTCTTTTACAAACAAGTTTTCTGCACTAATCTTAGCCGCTATAGGATGCATCAAGTCCAAATAGTCTACTAGCAATACGTCTACCTTCTTGCCTGTTTTAATCTCATACTCTTTCAAATACGAACGTATGTCATTTGCGTTCTTACCTGTGGGCATATACTTGACTTGGAATGCACCTGACTTCTTACCAATCATCTTGACTTTCATTTCAACATCATCAATGCTTTTAAAAATGTCTCTGCTTGGAATGTCTGTAGTCATACTATCAACACGCATACTAACAAGTGCTTCTGAAAGTTCGAACGTTAAGTATACAACGTTCAACCCTGTTAGTGCAAAGTTAACACCCAAGTTGGCCAAGAACAAACTCTTACCAGACCCTGAGCCACCTGCAAAGATATTCAGCTCTCCTCTGTTGAACCCACCAAATAATTTCTTATCTAAGTTAGCCCACCCTGTGCTTATCTGTCCGTTTTTATCTTTAATACCTTCTAGTCTTGTTCTAGGGTCAGCAAAATAATCTGTACCCAAGTCTTTTTGCAATCCAATTTGTACTGCCTTCTTTACTAAATCTTCAACGGGTCCATACTCACCTTGTTCTAATAAGTCAGCCCCCTTAAGAATTGCCGCTTCAAGTGCTTTGTGTCTAGAGAACGTTTCGAATTCTAATAGTAGCCAATCATAATGATTCTCCATTAGTTCGCCAGGGTGCTTTAATTTTACATCTGGGCATGCGGCATTTATCATATCAAACGTAGGCATAGCATTGTGTTCTGTAACATAGTTGTTAAGAAACTTTGCAGGCTCTTGTAAACGTCTGTCAAATGCTTCTGGGTTGAACACAGCCTGACACCTTACAAACGTTTCAGCGTCTGTCATCATCATTTCTAGATATACTTTTTGTATATCAAATCCATAGTCTGTATTCTGTCGTGTACTCATTCGTTCTCTGCCCTCATTGGTGATAGTTCTTCTACTGTAATTATGCTCGGCTCATGTATAATGTATACGTCTTTTGGCTGTGACTCATGTTGGTATAGTACCATTAAGGAGTATGCAAATAATCCGCAAAACAACAGTAATGCACCTATTCTTAATTGAACCATTTCTTTGCTCTCAATCTTATTTTTAAAGGTGACTCTTCTGCACTAGCCGCTATACTATGTAGTGCATACAGTCTACCATATTCATTTACAGCATCGCTTACATCGGTGATGCTTTGTTTCCAATCGGGCATGCTAACACTATACCCTAATTCTATAGAACGTTCTACTAACTTGCTACCTGCTTTGTCTCTGTCTGGCACTACAATAATATCTTTTTGTAGTTTGCCCAACAGCATTGCTTGTTGATCGCTTATCTCACTGCCACCCAACGCACAACCTTCTATGTGTATAGCATCTATCTGACCTTCTACAACAATACAAAATACTTTGTTGTATCGTTGTTCATCTAATCCATAAACAAACCCAGGTTGTACTTCCGTCAAGTATTTAGGCTTCTTGTCCGGAAGTACACTACGACCAGTCCATCCTACAATTCTACCTTCATAGAAGAACGGTATGATCAACCTGTCGCGGTATCCTAGTTCGGGTGTCCAATAGTAATCTGTATCATCTAAAAACAGGTTACGTTGTTTCATGTATTCAAACACTTTCATAAGATGCTTGTCTACACCACCGGGCTCCATTGCACAGTAGTCTGCCCACTCCTGCAACTTACGTGTTGTCTCGGGTAAAGGCACTGTGTTAAATGTAGGAAGTTCAGCAAGCCTTTGCTTTACTTCGACACCTTCATTCTCACGCATAACGTCAAGTGCGACCTTATTGACTACGTCATCAGGACTTCCTAACCATTGTAGGAGTTTACGCATCTTATGGGAGAAGGGTCTACCTGGTTGCCAAGAAGCCTTAAAGCCACAGTTAAAACAATGATAACTTATGCCATTACCTTCTTGAATTACACCTCCACGCTGTTTCTGATCACGGGTTTCACCGTTATGAATACAGCAAGGTGCATTGAATGAAGTCCAACCGCTAGGAGTTGTTTTTCTCTTAGCGGGCAGATATGTCAGAACTGTTTCGATGACTACACTCATAGTTAATATTATAGTATCAGTTTAGTGTAAAGTCAATCAGTTTCTTACTAAAATTTTAGAAATTTTCTCTGATGGATTTGCTGTAGTTGTGAATCTAATGTAGTTGTAAACACCATTAAAACTACTTACTGTAGGTTCTGTTTCAGTACCGTCTAATGTAAGTGTAGTAATTGTTGCCCAATTAGATTGATTTGTAATTTGATTATCAAGTGTTACTTGTATTTTTACATCGCCTACATAGTTGTCACTGTATATTGCAATAGTGTGTAGTGCTTCGTTACCATTTATACCCGGCTCTGCTGATATAGCATCGCTGTTGTATACATCAACATCACCACTGTCTTGTGTAAAGTTTGTTACTTCAGAAGTTGCACGTGGACCAGGGAATGCTTCTTTACTAACATAGATTGTACCTGATGCATTTAGTTGCTCGTCTGCATATGTAATAGTGTCAGCATTAGTTGTGTCGTCTGTTAAGTAAATTGCATAAGACAAATACTGTTGCTTTAAATTAAGAGTGTCTTGATCTGTAATTGTAACTGTAAACAAACCTTTGTTAGCAATCGTTACTGTTCCTGTATGTTTAATTACTTGATTATTCATCTCATCAAACGCTACAAAATGTATTGTTGAGCCAGTTGGATTAATTGGCTTTTGGTCTGGATTGAATAATTGGAATTCTAATTTATTATCGATTCCACTATATATTGGTATGTTTCTTTGGTACACTGGTCTATACTCCGTTGCGAATCCTGTCACATTGGTAACGAGACTGGTTCTGTTATTGACTAAATATCTAGGTATAAGTGACATACTGTATTTATATAGGAATTACAACTAACGCATGCTAACAAAAGACATACAAGAAAAATTTCCGTTCATAAGCATTGTGAGCTACGGCGGCCTCGAGTACGTGGGAATTGTTATTAACCAAGACCAGGCTGTTACCAGTATGTACGTCTTTAATAACTTACGAACAGAAGAAGCTAAGAAACACTTTTTAGAATTAGGCGAAGCATGGTGGTGGGAATCAAACAGACTCATACCTATCAATATTTTCTTAAAACAAGAAATGGAAGTTTTTAAACACGCAATTATTACAATGAACTCAAAAGATGTTCGTATAGTATCAGGGCCTTGTGTAAACTTAGGTAATCTAAGTGTTAAGAGAGTTAAACGTAAGAACGTTCAACTAGTAAGAAAAGTCAAATAAACTGAAACCATACATTGTTTGGACCAACTTCATATGTTCGAACAAGTTCATTTACCGCTTTGTTTACTCCAGGAAAGTCGATATCATGTCCGCTAAGACATCCGCCGCCGTTTATTCTTTTGCTGTATAATAATATATCTTTTCTACATGCATCATAAGAATGGTCAGCATCAATAAAAACTATATCAACTTTTGGTACACGTTCTGCTACAACAGCACTGTCACCGTTAATAGGTATTAATCTATCACCGTACTTTACTTTAACTTCGTCATTATAAAATAAACGTATGTCTGTATCTACAGCATATATTTTTAAGTAAGGTATTTTATCTAGTAAGTAAAAAGTTGTGCGGCCGTCACGCACTCCTATTTCAGCCATTGACATATATCCATTATCATTTATTAAATGTTCAAGGAAATATTTTCTATTAGGTTTTTTATTCCACTCTATGGTGCGTGGAACATTAATCTTGTGAAGCATCGAGTTGCTCACATAGTAAATTCATATGCACAACAACGGCCATTGCATAACTTACAGCATGTGCTTTTTTAAAATAGTATTCACCGTTTGTCGGCTTTACCCAAACTTCGTTGAATATTTCGTTCCAGCTCTTTTCTGCTAAGTGTCTCTTTGCTGGACGTATTATTGCTAGTGTTGCGGCCAATTGCTCGACCGAGGTAGGCTTCAATTGCTTTAAGAGAGTGTCGTGCCCGCCTAGATGAAATACTTTGTCGACGAAGTCTTTGTGCTCCAGTAGTTGCCATATTGGTTTCCTTTCCATAAGTTCTTGTAAATGTGCCTCGTCTCTAACGTCTTTGTATATAGACACATTTAAAAAATCTAGTTTAAAGTAACCACGATCTTCTGCGGTTTTATGATCTATTGTACATATATTATCAACAGGATTGTGAGGAGCCTCTGTTACGTAGACTCCTGTATTGTGTTTTTTACCTGTATCTAACTTTGCAATACGATGTTGTATCTTGTTTAATATAACATCTCTGTCTGCAAAGTCTATGTCAATATCTGGCATATTTTTTCCGCTAATTCCTTAAACCATTTTTCATCATGACCGCGAGTTGTTTCTGCTGCTGTTCCAATTCTAATACCACTTGTTTCTACAAAACTTCTTGGGTCATTTGGTACACCGTTCTTGTTTACAGTAATACCGTTTTCTTCCAACAAGTCAGCAGCCTCTCTTCCGCTATATTTGCTATTACTTAAATCTAATAATATTATATGCGAATCTGTTCCATTTGTCAAGCATTTAAATCCTTTGTCCTTAAACACAACACACATGGCTTTTGCATTTTTAACAACTTGCTTTGCATAGTCTTTAAACTCGGGTGTATTTGCTTCTATGAAACATTGTGCTTTGGCTGCAATTTGATTCATCAATGGTCCGCCTTGTGTGCCAGGAAAAATTGCACTATTGATTTTACGTGTGTACTCTGGGTTGTTCCATAGTATAATACCACCTCTAGGACCGCGTAAGGTCTTGTGTGTTGTACTTGTAACTACGTCCGCATATGCTAGTGGCGACTGGTATGCTCCGCCTGCTATAAGACCGCTGTAGTGCGCCATGTCAACTAACAGTAATGCACCATACTTGTCTGCTATCTTTCTAAATACTTCCCAATTGATCTGTCTAGGATATGCACTTGCACCTGCAATAATCATTTTAGGACGATATTCTTTGGTCATCCATTCTATTTTATCGTAGTCTAAATAACCGTCTTCTTTTACGCCGTAACTACATGCACTATACACCTTGCCTGAAATGTTTGGTGGGCTTCCGTGGCTTAGGTGTCCTCCACTTGCTAGATCCATTCCTAGTATACTATCACCTGGATTTAGGAATGCTTGGTACACTGCTGTGTTAGCATTTGCACCACAGTGTGGTTGTACATTGGCATAGTTACACTTAAACAACTTACATAGTTCGTCTACAGCAAGTGCTTCTATCTCGTCCATATGCTCGCAACCATTATAGTAACGCTTGCCTGGATAACCCTCAGCGTATTTGTTTGTAAACACACTGCCACTTAGTTTCATAACGCTGGCACTAGCAAAGTTTTCACTTGCTATTAATTCGACTGTAGTAGCCTGTCTATCTACTTCTTTATCTAAAATCTCGTGTATACGAGTATCCATTTTATACCTCTATATAATTTAAATTTATAACCATTCTATATCTTTGGTCGGTACATGATGTACCTGTGTGTTTTGTATTACACGGAAATTTTACTAACCTGTTTGCTACACTTTCTACTTTTGTACCGTCCTCAAAAAGTGTATAACCATCATTAGAGTTTACATAATAAATTGCTGTAGTCATTGCTTCACCTAGGCTGTGCGGTTCAATGTCTATATGTAATCCGTGTTCTATTATTTCACTAGTAACAAAATTTACATTTGCTTTTGCTTTCATAAATGTTCCTACTCTAAGTTTAGTGTAGAGATCATTTAATATTGGCATTGCCTCTGATATAATATTTGGATTGTAATAAAACAAATGATACATCTGCCAATTGTACTTATCAGGAACTGTTTCTGTTCCCTGTCTAACAGCGTCACCCATCATCCATGGAAAGGTGTCACTTGTTAACGTATCGTGTAATTGTTGCCATTCAGCATGTGGTAAGAAGTTATCAATAATCTGCATTATAGTTTTCCTTCCTTACGCATTTGTGCCCTTATCTTTGTAGCACTAATGTCGTGTACTTCTTTTCCTAAGTCATGTTCTGTGAATGTATATCCTACACCTCTACCATAACTTATATCTACAATGTTAGGCACTTGCATAATCATGTAGTCTTTGTTAATAACAAATCCTGCTTTTGACAATCCAGATTTAATACCGTCTACAACATCTTGGAAGTTAAATGGATTATCATCTTGAACTACTGTACGTCCTGCGCCTGCGTCTTGTCCTATGTAACCAAATACTGTACGTACCATTATTACAACTTGTCCTGTTTCTGCATATGCACGTTTAAATAGTTCTGTATGACCATCATGCCAAGGTTGCCATCTACCTAACATCTGTGTTGTTGGTTTACTTGGATCAAACATTATTTTTCTCCATCCATCTTTTTACAACAGGCATAAGTTGTGTATGTGTATCAGCAAACCAATTTGCTACATGATAATCAACCTTGTTAGGTTTTTCAAACATAGCGTTTGTATCTTCAAATCTACCTTCTTTAATAGTATCCATCCAAACTGTATAATCTGGGCCAAACTCTAAACGTGCTTTTTCAGTAGGACATACAAAGTCTGCTACAGCAACTTTACCTGCCATTACTACACCGTCTGCTAGATATCTCATACGTTGTGCTTGTCTAATACGTCCTTCGGGTGTAAAGTCCCAATCATTATACTTAGTACGCACTTCGTCTGCGTTTATATGTACGCCGCCTATTAAGTCTGCAAATGGTTTTGCTAGTGTACTCTTACCGCTACCTGGCAGACCAAAAATTAATATTTTCATCTTATACTGCTTTTGGTTGGTGATGGACTTGCAAGTGCTTTTTGTATTGCTTGTACTTCATCACAAATTACTTCTCCAAACAAAAACGTTTGAAGTTTTCTTAGTTTTGCATATCTAGGTTTGATAAGATCATTAAATGTTAAATGAAAAACATCTTCATGTTCTGCCCAACCTGCTATATTATGATATGCTTCTTCTGTTACCGCTGTGTCACCGTGCATTTCATCTTGAAATCTTTTTATAGATTGCTTATGCTGATCATGCGGTCGTGTTAATAAAATCTTTTTTACTCCCCTCAGAGGTTTAATATACTTGCCTTGATATTCTAAATGTCCTTGTGCAAATCCGTTGTGTGGTATAGAGTCTATTATTTCACTAAAGCCACCTATTTGAAATGTTACACTTTGTATATATTTTTTTAGATCACGTTTCTTTTCGAATTTTGGAAGGGGTTTTCTTATATCGTATACTCTATACTTGCCATTTTTTACATGCCACCCTGTTGAATACATGCCAAAGTTTGCGAGTAAATTTGCAAGTAAGTATGTTCCTGCTTTAGGTTGACTTATTATAAATGCACAATTACGTTCTAATTTTTTTTGCTTTTCTTCTTTTATTTTATTTTGTTCTTTTTCTAGACGGCGGAAGTGACGTACTCTACGCCATTCTTCTCGCGTATATTGATGCTTGTCTAGCTTCATAGATTCGATTCTTTTGCAACTTCTTTTACTAGTAATACATCAGCAGGGTTACGTTTAAAACGCATAGCCCAGTGCTGAGGATCCATAATATGAAAGATTATGTTTAGTTGTTCATCACTAAACTTACTTAGCATCTCTTTTCCGCTCTTACAATTTAATACAAGCCAAGGACTTATCTTACCATCTTTAATATGCCATGCTGCACGATTTAAACTACAATAAAAGAAATAATGATTCCATACACTATTATTTTCTTCTGCCCATTCCATCATAGTCATAACACTACGTTCTAGTGCTGTTTCAACACCTTCTTTACGAATAAGTTCAATAGCATATTTTTCATACATTTCTTCTCGACACCAATGGTCAAGTTTAACACCTGATGTTACTACATGGTCGACATACTTCTCAGGATATAACGGTTTTACATTGTTGACAAAACTACCAAACTTTACAAACGCATTGTAGTAAGGACTTTTACAAAACTCTTGATATGTTTTATCTTTTCTTGCGCCTGCACTTAATTTGTAAAACTGATTAAAGGCATAGAAACCTAATGTAACTCTCTTTTCATTTTTTTGTAAATGCCTACGTTTCTGTTCACACATATGTACAGCAAGAGTCTTTTCTCTTGAATAACCTGTGCCACAGTATTCACATACGTAAGGTTTATTAGAGTTTGATTTCGATGTCATATTCTTCAGCCAATTGCTTGAGTTCTTTTTTGGTAGATATGTTTGCAAGGAGCTCAATCTCGTCTTCCTTCATGTTAGGGTGAATTTGTTTTAGTAATTTAATACCTTTACTGTTGTCGCCGTTTTTCTTTTTAAAACCAATCCAAGGATGAAATTCTATTTTTCCTGTGTTGCCTGATTGACATATAAGTTGCCATTGCAACTTAGGATGTCTCATTCCTAGTTCGTTCCAGTTCTTGTTGTAGAATTCATTTGTTTTAAAAATAGCAAGTTCTTGTTTTTCTCTATTACCCGTAACACTACTTGCATATCTGTTTAGTAACCAGAAGCCAACTGACTTACGCTCTTCTTCATTTAATTCATCCCACACAGACTTTGCACCCATGTCTATTGCGGCTAATATATCTTTAATTGGAAGTTTGTTCATACTATTAATATACACTCGTTAAGTTTAAAAAGCAACCTCATATTATTGGCTTATCCTTTTGTTTGTAGAACTCAAAGGAACAATAAGCATTACAAAATATATGCTTTTTGTCAGCCGTATGATATTTGATGTCATATAAGTTGACAGGCTTTTTACATGTGCTACAGTTTCTCATATGAATAGCTGACGATGTCACGTACCACCTCCTCAAAGTCTTTTAAGTATAGCATGTTAGGACCATCACTAGGTGCTACATCAGGGTCAGCATGGACTTCCATAAAGAAGGAGTCGATCCCAAGAGCAGACCCAGCACGAACGAGCCCAGGGACATAATTACGATTACCGCCACTAGAGTCACCCTGTCCTCCCGGCTTCTGTACTGCGTGAGTGCCATCCAACACGATAGGCACATCATAATTATCAAGCATATACTGTAGACCAGTGAAATCCACGACAAGAGTGTTATATCCAAAACTAGTTCCTCGTTCAGTTATCCAAACTTCTTTTGCACCTTCAGTTTTACTTAGTACACCTTTCATATCCCAAGGTGCTAAGAACTGACCCTTTTTTATATTTACTATTTTACCTGTTTTACATGCAGCTTTTATTAAGTCTGTTTGTCTACAAAGAAATGCAGGTATCTGTATAACATCAACAGCGTCATCATAATATGCACCAATCTTTAATATTTCATTTTGATTGTGTACATCTGTTAGTGTTTTAATATTTAACTTTTCTTTTAATGTGCGAAAGTCTGCCATCGTTGCAGGCAATCCTTGTCCGCGGATACCAGATGCACTTGTGCGATTTGCTTTATCATAACTTGCTTTGAAATAATACTCAATGCCAAGTTTATCGCACACACGTTTACATTCTTTAGCAATTTCATAACTTTTATCTAGTGATTCGTGTTGGCATGGCCCTGCAATTATTCTCATTTGCAACACTCCTTGCAATTACAATCACGTATAAAGAAATGTACTACGGCCATTGTAAACCACATCCAAGTCATTTCTCCTATGCCTAAAAGTGTATTGCCGTGCATTGGCATTGTGTCTTGGTACAAAAAGTATATACCTAACAGTAAAAAAATTACTCCTGCTATTTTATGTCTCATATTATTGGTATCCATCTGTTCATTAATAAAGGATCAATTTGGTCACGTTTGATAACGTCAAACGCTATTGTTATGCGAGGTTGATCCTTTTCCCATTCGCTAACACGATGATAAAGTCCTGCAGGACTTAGAGTAATGTATCCGTTTTTGTTATCAATTGTTTTAACAATTTCGTCTTTATCTCGATACATTGTTTGACTAGGCTCAGCATTAACAGCAACATATCCGTGCCATCTGCCGTCGTGTACTACATTCTCTGGACCATGTTTGTGCCAGTTTAGGTAGCCACCTTTGTTGTATACGTTTACCCAGCCAGCAAGTGCATACTCTTGGTAGTTTGGTATTTTGGATTTAATTGTAGTTACAATTTGTCTATATAGTTCAGTAAAGCCCGGGTAATGACATAAGAAAACATTATAGGCTTCATACAATTCTGTACTACGACTTCCCTCTGCAAACTTCATATATCCTTTAGGGAATGTTTTATAAAACTCATCAAATCTTTGTGACACTTCTTCTGCTAGTATTTTACTACTACGTTCTAATTGTATTAGTGTCATTTTAGACACACAAGGTTCATGGTGTATCATTCTCTTTCCTTCATTACATAATATGTGTTAACAAGCCTATCCATTAATTTATTAAGAGTAGAGTTTGTTTCACACATGTCACACAATTTTTGCCATTCACCGTAGTCTAGCAATCGTCCTTGGGCTCTTGCTACAGCACCAGGATCACCACCTATTATCCAACGAGGCTTTTTATTGTGTGGCGGATCTCTATAACGTGCATATATTACGCCATCAGCACGTTCATATATCAGTGCTTCTCCCGGTATCATTTTGTCGCTTTTGGATTGCAATATCTAGTTTTCCTTTATTGTTTAGATTATTATAAATTATTATGCCGTCTATATATCTACTAATTTGTTTTGTCCACCATGTTTGATTTTCTAATATTAGATGTGCATTTCTTCCATCACGTAAACGTTTACGTGCAGGAACTGTATCAATACGTAACCAAACACACAATGTACTTAATTCATTTATATGACACAACACTTGATTTAGATATTCGGGCTCTATGTGTTCTAGTACGTCATTAGAGAAAACACACTCTACTGGAGTAGGTGTGTTATTAAACATATCAACAGCAGGATCATACCCTACACAATTTATATGTCTATATCTAGATTGTAAGTCAGACAATATGCCGCCTTTGCCGCACCCATAATCTAATAATGATCTAGGCTGCCACATTTCAACATACTTGTGAAACTTGCCAAGGTTTTTAGTCTTGCCGCCAAAGCCTTTTGTTCGACTTTTATCAGCATGCACTACACGAAGTTCTTCTATATACTTCTGTGAATACATTCTATACTTCTGAACCTACTGTACGCCTTACGATATCATCGTGGTTAAATTCTGCCCAGTATAATTCAAATGCTACACCATCTTCTAGTCCTTCAAACTGGTGTACTTTACCTGGTTTAACTTGTGTAAAGTCGCCTGCGTTTAGAATAGTTTCATCAACTAGTCCTTGGTCTTCTTGCCACACACGTACCAACATCTGTCCTGACTCTACATAAAAGCCATTCCATTTAAATCTATGTTCGTGCTCCGAACATTTGTAACCTTTGTTGAATTCAATACGGTGAAACTCTAGTACACCGTTTGCATGTATCAACTCTGTGTTGCCCCATATTTTTCCTGCTTTTATTCCCATAATATTCTCCTTTATATTAATGAAGCGTATTCTATTACTTCGCTTTGACGTGTAATATCTTTAGCAATAAAGATGCATTCTGGCTCTGATTTGTCAGTAAGCGGCATACTTAATAGTTGTCCATTCTTCATTTTTGGAAAGTACCATTTTACATCGTTGTAAAAGTTTACTATTTCTATATGGCCATAGTCTGATTTAAATCCTGATAGTGGATTAAACAGCCATGCTTCAAAACCTCTATCATTTAAACTAGTTAGCGGTAGTACTTCTAAGTCCATTCCGGACTCATGATCTCCTACAGCAATGTGCCAATCTACAGGCAATGTAACTTCGTGTCCTCCAATGTTAAGGACCATAGCTGGTGCGCTAAATGATTCTAAGAATATCAAAGGAATAAAAAAGAAATCTGGTTCCTTTGGATCTGAATTATCAAGCACACTAAAACGTATATCTTCATCGATTTCATCAGGCAGTTTGTCTAGATGAAAGCATTGATTTTCAAGTGTTAGTATTCTCATTTTTAGTTCCAATCAATTTTTTCTATTGTGAAAGGGTATTGGGCTTCCTTATAGAATTTTTTTCGTTGTGTTAAGTGTCTCTTCGCAAACTTACATGTTGACGTAATGTCCCATATTTGTACGAAGTCTTTGTCTTTTGCCTTTCTTACGCCTCTGCCTATACTTTGTATTACCCTGACAAAACTTTTGCCAGGCTCAATGAGAACAAGATTAAAAATGCGCGGTATATTAATACCCACAGCCGCGACCCCGTATGTTGCGATAACCACGTGGTTAGTACCTTCATTGATTTCATCATATGCCTCCTTGCGATCTTTTAATTTAACATCGCCCTTTACAAAAACTGATCCTGGAATCAATTCTGCTAGTGCTTCACCTGCACTAATTCTATCTACTAATATAAGTGTGTTGCCTGAGTCTTTTATTGTGTTTAATAATTTGCCTATGTACGCTAAACGTAATGTATCTGTTGTCAAATACTTTAATTCTGATTGATAATCTCTATGTGCAACAGTGTCAATTAATTGACAAACGTTAACATGGCACGACGATAATACGCCTTTGTCTTGCAACTCTTTTGCAGTTATATTACCAATAACAGGACCTAAACTTGCATGAATTGATTCAAACTCAAACTTTTCTTTAGGTACTGTGCCTGTTAGTCCCCAACGTATTGGAGCATTTTTTAAATTACGTGTTAGTAATGTTTTTAAAACTTCTGCCTTTGCTTGGTGTACTTCGTCAACAATAACAGTGCTTACACCATCTAAGAATTCTGCTAGTGATAACACTGCCGATCCATCCTTATGCTTCTTATCAAGTATATTCAAACTTTGCCAAGTGCATATGGTGTGAGTCTTACCTAGTTCTTTCCTGTCGCCAAAGTACACCCCTACATCCAAACCACAGTTAATGTAATCTTCTTCTGTTTGCGTAACAAGACTTTTGTTAGGCACAATAATAAGACTACGCCCATATGGTTCGCTTATGTGTGACAGTGTTGCTGTTGTAATAGTTTTACCTGCACCTGTTGCAATTTCTTGCAAGCTCTGCGGATGTTTAAGAAAATTGTTAATTGCTTCTACTTGGTAATCACGCAGAATAATTTCTTCGCCTTCTGCTGGATGTCCCTTTGGCCAATGTACACCTTGGTCGGCCCAGTAGCGTTCTGTAATTTGTGGGAAATCTAATTGTATAGGTATACGTCTATCTTCAATGTCTACTATTTGGACATTGTTGTTTTCAAGTACACTGACAACTGTATCGAGATGATTAACATAACCAGTACCGCCAATACCAAAGAAAGCAACTTTACCGTCCCAACGTCCAAGTTTATATTGTGGCATGTATCTTGCATATGGCACTTCAAACTTGAGAGCGTTCGCCAACTTCCTACGTACATCTACTTCAAGTCCTTCCAGTTTGATGTTTACTTCATCTTCAATTATTAATCTACATGTTGCCATTAACTACTCATTCTCCAATCTCTCCATATTGGTTCTTTTTCACTATACTCAACATACAGGGTAACACCTTGTGATATATCACCTGAAACCGATTGACGATCTGTAGTAAAAGATAATGCTGTGTTAGGCGAACAGTCACTTTTAGCAAGTGGCTTGTTTACCTTACTCATTAGAGTATACACTATTTTTGTGTCTTTGTCAACCGGAGTATTTAGATTGTTTTCTTTGATATACTTGTTATAACCATTAACATCATCATGTGTATCCATTCTATACAATACAGTAATTTGGTCGTTAGGAATATAGTTACGCACTAATTGATGTGTTTGAGTTACTATATCAAACGCTGTTTCGTCACTTACAAGTATATTAATTGGGTAACTGTCTAGCTCATGAAATGCTTTAAATAATTCTTGCAAAGGGAATTTTTTATTGTTAATGTATTTGTATATGGTTTTTCTAGTAGCAATATCGTTAACAAGTGCTCCTCGATCATTCATAGGTTCGTCTATATCAACAATGCCGTATTCAAATCTTTTATCATAGTATAAATGAATATTATCAGCTGAAGGTTGTCCTAATTTATTAGTAACCTCTTGTATAATATTTTTAGGCAAGTTTTTTAGTTGCCCATTGAAAACACCCGGTACATAATCTTCTCTATTCCAAGTAATTATTTCGTTGTACATGTCAAGAATTTCTTGATCAATTTCAAAATGATTATCTTTAAATGCTTCTATAAGATTATAAACTACGTCTTCAGTAAGTGCAAAAAAATGTGTATGTGAACCTTTTGGATGAACATATGTACTTGCTGACATAGGTATTTGTTGTAATCTTACAATCAATTTTTTACTAAAAGGAAAACGTACTTTGATCCAAGGTAAATTTAACAGTTGATTTTTCCAACGCTCGCCTTTTGGTTCTGTAAAGATATCTTCTTTAGAAACAATTTTTATATATTTTGATCTGTCAATCTTACGTAAAGGATATCTTAAGTTATTAAATGTTTCCTCAACAACAATCTCATGTGCTAACAATTGATCACTATAATTCAACAACTTAGTTTTCATAAGTGCATGTTGTTTGTCACTAAGACCTAAGCCTCTAAGAACTTGTTTTGCGATGCTAAACATAATAGTTGCATCTTCTTTCCTAATAATAATAGGGTCAGGTCCAGCGCCTTCTCGCAGGCCTGCCACTAACTCAAGGCAATCTTCGATAGTATGCTTCAAGGGGTTGTTCTCCTATGTATATACTACATTATAGCGTATTATAGTTTTGATGTCAAGTGTTTTAATGGTATGCCGGCTGCTATTTCGTGTGTGCTATACTCTGTATGAGCAAGGTCGTTTAACCATTGTGTTCTATCTGGTCTTATAGGATTGTTTATTTGTTTTACATTATGTTGTGCAACATCGTATGCTAAACTACTAGGCCCTACAAACGCCGGTACACCTTGTAGTATTGCGTGTACAGCAGGATTACTACTCCAACTAACAACAGCATATGCTTCGGACATATCAAAGTCATAGTCGTCATATGTTGCATTGTTGCGTATTGGATTTTGTACTTTTATATTTTTATATGCATCTGAAAAAGGCGGTATTAAACATCTTGGATGTGGCCTTATAATAATTTGTTTGTCAGTACGTTTGCGTATACTAGATAATGTTTTATCAAGCCATCTATCTTGTGGCGGCATGTTTGCCCACTGTTGACTTTTGTTATGCTGTAAGCAAATTACAATAGGACCGTCTTCGTTATGTGTCCATGGTTGTAATTTTAAACCTAACATTTTTGCACGTTCGTCTGTGTTATTACTAGGAGCAAAATACGCATCTCTGTTAATGCCGTTAAGCCCTACTTTCCACATAGTGCCTCTGTTCAATGCTCCTACTTCTAAAACAATTACTGGCTTGCCTAACTTTCGATTTTGTTCCCAAACTATTTTGTTCTTAGCCATGCGACCATTCCACAACACACTCCATATAACAGCAACATCATAGTTATCATAGTGAGACATTACCTTATAAGGCTCGTTGTAAATGACAGTGTGTCCTGCATCAACAACACTCTTAGCAAATGCGTGGAATACAGGTTGGCTGTTTAGTGCGCCATAATCAGTGTATAAACAGAAAATCATTGGTTAAATATCCTATATAAGTATTTAAAAGGAATCGTACATGAATGATATAACTGTGGTTACAACTTTTCATCAACCTGGGCTAAGTTTGTATGGACAAAGATTTATAGATAGTTTTGCTGAAAATGTTGAACACAAAGTTAAGTTAGTTGTGTATGCAGAAAATTGTAGTCCTACTAATCCAAATCCAGAACAAATTACAATACTAGATGCAAAAGAAATGTTACCTAAACTAAATGCATTTAAAGAAAAATATAAAGACGTACCACATGCTAACGGAGACATTTCAAATCACTTAGCACGTAATGGCCGCAAGGATTGGCAGAAAGCATTTAAGTGGGACGCCGTACGTTTTGCTAATAAAGTATATGCTGTATTTGATGCATGCGAGCGTAGATTAGGTAAATGGGTTGTATGGATGGACGCAGACACCTTTATACATAGTCCGTGGAAACACAAAGACTTTAAACGCTTGTTGCCAGAAAACAATTACATAACATATGTTGGTAGAGGTAAAGGATCACAAACTTGGCCAGAGTGCGGCTTTTATGGATTAAATCTTAACCATCCTGTGTGTCATGAATTCTTAAAAGAATTTGAACGTATGTATGAAGATGCAGATAATGGTATGTTTACACTAGCAGAGTGGCACGACAGTTATATATTTGGCGAAGTGCTTAAGAAATACAGAGACTTTCCTAGTCACGACTACAGTGCAGAAATGTATTTACGTGAAGCAAAAAGTGGCGGTGGCGGACATCCATTAATTAATACAGAGTTAGGTAAATGGATGGACCATATGAAGGGCAATCGTAAGAATGCTGGTAAAAGTTTACGTTCAGATATAATGGTTAATCGTAAAGAAGATTATTGGGTACAAAGATAAAGTTTACGTTTGCCTGCTTCGTAACCATCAAGAATTAATTCTACATTTTTAAAATGATTGTTAAGCCATGCAATTTGATCTGGTACCATACTACCTTTGCCGTGTGCTTCAAACACACAAGTTTTTGGATCAAGAAACTCTATAATATCTTTCCATGTAGGAACCCATTTTGCTATTGCTAGTGCAAATAATATATCTGTTTTAGGTAAATTATATTCTTGCCAATTATTTAAATCAGCAACACTAAAACTAACATTGTCAATATTATTTTCTTTTGCTAATTTGTTTGCAAATTCTGTAGCATGAGGATTAATATCATTACCCCACCCTCTTGCAATTTTGTCTGCTACAGCAAATAATGTGCCACCGCAATTACAACCTAAATCTAATACAGTCTTACCTTCAAAGTCAATCGGCATTGCTTGAATACGTTCTAAAGGATCACGCGAGCCGTCTGATATTAAATTGCCTTTGTAATAAATCTTAGTGTAATTGTTTGTAAACTTACTATAATGTTTGGCCATATTTCCTAATTCCTTTTTGAAGTATTTCTTCGTTAAACCAAATGTAGTTGTCAAAGGTTTCAAAATACTTTGTATATCTATTTATTATCCAGTCCCATCCGCCTTTGGACATAAATTTATCATATTTCTTTTGCATCTTTTTTGTTTTTACTTTGCCGTCTAATGCAACTTTTTCAAAATCTATTATTGATAATTTACCTTTGTCTAGTAATATATTACCCGGATGGCAATCTAAATGTACAATATTTTGTTCCTTACATTCGTCGATAAAGTTTATTATTTGTTCTAATGGGTTTTGTATCCTTAGTTTACGACCTTGTCTTTTTTGCACCGCTGTAAGTATAAACAAACTTGTGCCTGCATATGTTGTTGTTATAGATAAATTTTTTTCGTCAGCACTTACAAGGTTAGGAACATTATCGCATGACTTTAATCTACGATAACATTCTACTTCATCTGCCCAGAAGTCTTTATTCAATCTATACTTTGTAACATTATGCACCGTTATATTTTTCCCATTTAACATTCTTATTAGTAAAATTATGTGTATCATATAACTTAACTAATTCAGTTAATAAGTGTGTACTATTTTTAAAATTAAAATGTTTTATATAACGGATTGCAGCTTGTCCTGCTTTTTTATGTATATCTGCTACGTCAGCAGGATGATCGTTATTGCCTCTTATAGGACCGTTTTCATCCCAATCAATTATAGGACCTTCTTCAAAACAGTTATGCTTTTCCATACTTTTTGTTTGATAGTCTACTAAACGTGTTACATATGGCGGAGGTCTTCCTCCTATGTACATTGTGTTTGGAGGATTACCATTATAAAAACTTTGTATGCTACGACCTTTGCCTTGCATGTCTACAATAGTTGCACCTATGTCTTTAACAAACTCCATATACTTTGCAAAGTGTTCGTTTGGTGTAAGATACATTTTACGTGATACATCTAGTCTGTAACCTTGCTTACCAGTCATTGCTTCATATATCTTTTGCCAGTTGTAACAATCTCTATATGTAAAAGCAATAGGCGTATCAGGTAATTTTAATGTTGCTAATGCTAGTACAGGTAAGTTAATATTTGCTTGATCATTCCAAAATTTAATATGTTTTTCTTCGTTATAAGGACACATTAATCTTGTACTACGCATCCAACATGCAAGTTGTCTATCGTACTTGTAAACAAAGTTTTCTATATCGTTAAGTTTGTAACCTGTATACAGTACACCATTTATGCCGTGTTCTTGTGCAGACTTAACATCACTTTTTTCATTGTCTCCGTAGTGATTATCTATATTATAGTTTTCATTTATACTATCCCAAATCCAACCTTTTTTCTTGCCGTCTGCTGTAACAACTATCTTTACATCTGCTGTTAATCCAGCATTACGTAACATTTTCATTATGAAGTCTGCTGGCAAGTACATATCACTTATCAATAGATCTCCGTCTTTAACCTTCATAATATTTTCATATATAGGAAAATTATGTTCAAATTCTACGTCTAGTTCTACTTGCGGATCGTACTCAGATAGTATATCATATATTTCATTATACGTTTTATCGATGCATGTTTTCTTAACTTGTTTCCATGCAGATATACGTTTGTCTTTAAAACTTGCATCACCTATTCGACTACCTACTTCGTCAAAAATAGAGTGTGGATGGAAATGTAATCTTCCAATCAATGTATCAAAGACATCCCATGAATTCATTTTTTAACAATCCGTTTAAAATTCAATCTTGGTCCTTTGTCAATTACAATTACACTGTCATAAAAACTTACGCCTTGTATATCGTTAAATGGTTTTACAAACTTTTTTGGTACATGTGGTCCATCTATAGGTCCATGTCCTATAGCATGACTTGTATGATGATGACTTAGTACGTCTACTACATTTTTAACATAACTTGTAAAACTTTTTGGATTGCCATAGCCGCCATCTTCTCTGTTTGGATAATAACTAGTGTGAGTATCTTCGCACCAATATACACCTTCAGACTTTAATAATCCGTAAAATAATTTTAATGTTGTTATTTGATCTGGGTTTTCGTGACTTCCGTCGTCAATAATAATATCAAAGTTTCTAATGTCCTGCGCTCTAATTTCTCTTTCAACAAACACAGGATCAGTAGCATCACCTATTGTAACATGTATATTATTGTCTATGTCTTCGTGTGCTTTGCATTTTGCATCTATGTCAATACCGTGTACATATGTACCTTCACCAAAGTATTTTTGCCACATCTGTAAACTTCCGCCGCCGCGTACACCTATCTCTAGTATGCGTGGACTTTTACCTATGTACTTGTTAAAATGTTTTTCATATAACGGAAAGTAGTGTTCAAACTTATCACATCTTTTAGTTAGTCTAGTAAAAATTTCTCTTAACATTCTTAATCCTTAAAGTATACTTGCTTCAAATGAGACCAACACTCACCTGTTTGTACGTCTTGTTTATTCCACATTGAATATGCAATTTTATTTTTCCAATCTTGCAAATCTATGTCGTAATTTAAATTTTCTATTTCAGATAATTCTTTGTGTGCTACAGGCCATGCCATACTTCCGCCATCTAATGCAAATACTGGAATGCCTCTTACTACAGCTTCTACACCACTTAGACTGTTATATGTAACAACACAATAAGCGTTTTTTAAATCTTTATCTAATCCTTCGCCGCCCTGTGATCCACCTCTTGTTAAGTTAGGACTCATTGATACATCTTTAAGATCCAATTCTTTAAGTAACTTGGTGACAAGTTTTGCACCTCTGTCTAAGTTACGAGGATGTGGTCTAATAACTATAGGACGATCTGTAAAGCGTCTAATAACTCTGCACTGATCTGCAATGTAGTCATATACACTTGTATACCCTGCTTTGTATATATTTACTAAACTACTGTCGCCTTCTTTTTGTCCCATTATTAATATGTTGTTGCCCGGACTGTGCCAATCGGTAAATTTTAATCCTGTTAGACTTTCAAACCTATTCCATCTTTCTGGTCCTACATTCTCGTTATTCCAGTTAGCATCGCACCAACGATAACTATTCCAACCAAACCGTAACCAGCCAGGACATTCGCGAAACGGTTCGCTTTCACTAACTATGTAAGGCTTGTTTGCTTGCTGTATATGTAGCAGATACTTGCCATGCCAATCAGCTCTGCCGCCGTGTAAGAATTTTGGTTTTAGCTCATTTGTTTGATAAAAAGCATCAGCATCACGTACAATATTGCTTTCTAAATCATCACTTACGATATATTTGTCACCAACTCTTTCCATACCTTTTGCCCAATGAAAATAAGGCTTTGATGCAGGAGGAGGAAACCCTACCATTGTTATCATACGTAATCTCTCATGTGAGCCCATGCTTCTCCTGAACTTAGCTCATCAAAGTTCCAATGACACATAGCAAGTTTTTCTATCCATTCTTGCCTCTCAAAGGTTTGCGGAGTTTCTATTGTAGACAAGTCTGTGTTTGCAACAGCATATGCTTGACTAATTTTAGGATTAGGGTCTGTAACATATGTAGGTATACCTTCAATAGCACTTGCAACACTAGGACTACTGTTATACGTTATAGTACAGTGTGCATTAAGTAAGTCTTGTGTTAAACTAGGTGCTGTACTTACTTGCCAATCTTTGCTTTTAAGGTACTTAGGTGCATGCTTGTCACCAGGATGTCCTCTAACAACAATAGGACGGTCTGTGTGCTTTTTAACTTCCTTGATCGTTTCTTTTAACCAACTAACAACGTCAAGTCCGCCCATACTCCAACCGCCATTACGTTGTGTACATATTAGTACATGTACTCCTGATTGACGCCAATCTTTCATTTTAATACCCAAATCTTTGCGTATTTGTGTCCAACGTTTTGGATTAACAGTATCATGAAAGTAATTGCCTGTTGTAGGAAATACACCATCCATGCTATATCTTAAGTATTGCATTTTGTGCATCTTGCCTACAGCATAGTTAAAAAGATTACTGTCAGCAATAAAACTGTGTTTGCCTTTGTTTATGTTTTGCTCATGAGCACGTTTACGTATAACTAAATGTGGGCTAGAAGGACTACCTGCATGTACCCAACCTTGTATTAGATTAACATCACTGTCAATTATATTATTACCATAGTGTAATATACCTTTGTCACCGTGCTTTTGTACACCGTCGATATATCGTTTTAGTATATCTACCTTATGTGGGTTCTTGTGTGGGTTTGGTATACCCAATGCATATCCTACTACTGTCTTCATAATTGCTGTATCTTCTGCCAATGGTTATTGTTTGCGTCTCTACATTCTTGCAATGATTCAGGATATGTTTGGACACTGTCTAACAAGTATTCATAATTATCTTGAGGATTAATAAATGTAACTCTATGTTTGAGCGTATGGAATTTACTACTCCAAGGACCTGCTACAATTACTTTTTTGCCTAGCAATGTTCCCCAATATGCACCGTGGTAACTGTTAGTTATAATAGTATTTGCACTACCTAGTAGTTCAATAGTTTGCTCCATATTGGCACCACTATTAACATATCTTGGTATCGGTTTGCTTCCAAAATGTGTAGACTTTATTAATTGTTTTTTGTGTTCATACCAAATAATATCATTTTTTATTCTATATGTTTTATCAAATGCCGTGTCTAAACAACTTGCACAAGGCACCCATTCAAAAGGTTGGCCATAATCTCTTACACCAACTAAATCAAAATTACTTAACCAGTCTGGCCACTCAGGACGTTTAACTCTTTTGGTAGTATCTTGGTTGTGTCCTGCTCCCCATACAATACGAGGTGCTGTAGTGTTGTCTAATTTATCTAAATATTCTTTTATAAGTGGCTGTAATTTACGTAAAAATTCATCACGTGCTTGTATATTGTTGTGGTTTACTACGTCCCAAGATTCTTTCCATAGAGTCATTAGTGCGTTTTGATCACTGTTATTAAGAGCATACTGTAAATCGTTTCCTAAGAATTCATTTGCAATAAGGCCACCGCCTCCTGCAATTAATGGAACATCACTTGGATAGCTCGCTGTTGCAAGATCTAATATATCTACTACTTGGTATTCGTGTTCTGGTAAGTAATACTTTAGCGGATTACTCGACATATCACCGATATTATTTTTATCAGCTCTATGAACTACTACGTACTTAATTGCCATAAAGTTCCTCCATTATCATGTTATGAGCTGTTCCATTTTTCATTTCGTTGATATGAAACTGACCATACGCTAGGTGGCATGCCCAACTGTATATATACTCTTTGTCGTATCGCTCTGGTTTTTCTAAATTGTACAAATACTTATTTGCAACAGGGTCTGCGGCTGTAGGAGCAAGGGTAAATGCTGGAACGCCATACAATACACTCTCTACAGCCGCAATGCTCTGATACGTTACTAACGCATAAGCATCATCTAAATCTTGGTATATAGTTTTTTGTAAACGCACATGCCTTGGTTGTTTTTCTCTAATAACAATAGGACGATCTGTGTGCATTTTAATTTGGTCTATTGTATCACGTTTCCATGTTTCTGCATCTATACCATAATACTTACAAGGCTTTTCACTAGGCATAACAAGTAAAATGTTCCTGCCTGTCTTTTTTCTTTTTGCAATTTTTATTCCTAGTTGTTCCCATCTATCACTAGGACGTTCAATTATTTCGTTATGTTGTAGATCGTTTTTTACTATACGGTGAAAAAGTTTCCACCCCATAGGATTTATAGGACTTTTGTAATTGCCAACGTATCCGCTGTCCATATAGTAAAAGTCTCTTTTGTTTTCTAAGCATTTCCAGATAAGTTTACGCTTTGCTAGACTACGTATTAGTATTGGTGCCTTTTTATCTTCATGTTCGTAATCGTAATCATGTATAGGCAAACCTGCACCTTTAGCGTACATGTTTACATATTCGTCTGTTTTATTTTTACTTAAACATATCATAAAGTTCTTGTTTCCATAATTCATTAAACTCACAGTTTCTATAGTTTTCAAACCACGGTCCACCTTCTGTGTAATGAATAAGTTTGGGTGTTTCTATATCGTCATATACACCAACTAGATAGTTCCATGTATGATTTAATTCACCAATCTCTTTGTCTTCGAGCCAACTAAATCTATGAAAATATGCACCATTTAATTCTGTTTCGTTTACTAAGTCAGTTGTAACTTTCCTATTACTAGGATGTCCACAGTTCCATAATACAACACTTGACCAGTTCTTGCGAGGATAGATAGTTTGCTTTTGGCCGTCCATCTTAATACCTTCTCTAGGTGTGTAGTCGTGTTTTACACACATTACAGCATACTGGTCGTCTGCTTGATCAAATAATTCTTTAATGTCTGTTGTAAGTATCATGTCACAATCCATAAACACAGCCCAGCCTTTAAAGTTGGCTAGCTCTGGTACTAGAAAACGTGTAAATGTAAATTCAGTACTAGCAAGTGCATCAGCAGGACGCTTGTACCATCCTGTTTGTCTAAGTTCTTTTTGTATTAAGGGTGCTACTTGAGCATTTGGTTGACGTTTTAGTATACTGTGCTTACATACTTGATATGCAATATCTTCTCTTGGTTCATAACCTATAAAAACTTTCATTAATCTCTTCTTTCTATATCTTCTTCAACACACTTTTCACCAAATTGTACTTCAATGACATGTGCTGGCACATCTTGATTGTTTATTGCTTTGTGCCATATATTTGATCCTATATTATAACCATTAACTAATGCAGGCAATTCAAATCCAGTAAGAGGATCACCTTCTATTTGAATAGCCATAGTAACTTGTCCTTGTGTCACATACCACATTTCTGATCTATATTTGTGTCTTTGATCACTTAAACTTTTGCCTGGAAGTATTACAAGTTCTTTAACCTTGTATCCTTTTTCAGGTTGATCGTCTAAGACTCTATACCAACCCCATTCTCTAATAGTCTTTGGATTCTTCCATTCATCAAGTATCCAACTACTAGAATTTTTTTTGTCTTTGCCACCAACTCCAAATTCAAAATCTACCCACGGAGTTTTTCCGTAAATTTTGTATTCAGGCGTTGTGAAATCTGTCCTGTCTCCGCCGTTAGCAAAACATATTTTTGTATCTTTATATTTTGCAAGACACTTGTATATTGCATTATTAGCAGAATTGTCAGTGTCGTCAAAACTTATAACTTCATCTACAATAGATAGTTCTTGAATTATTGTTGCACGTTCTTCCCAAGGCATAAATGGTCTACCTTTTTTACGTGTAAGCCAGTCGTCTGAATTAACACCAACAATTAGTTTAGTGCCAAGTTTTTTTGCTTCTTTAAAATAGGCTATATGCCCGGAGTGTAGTGGGTCGAAGCCACCAGTGACTAATACAATGCGTTCCATATAGATATTTATGTACGCACTTAACGCAATGCTACAAAATTAGATTCATATCCTTTTGGGTCTTCATAACGTCTAGCATCTGCTGTACGATGTACAAATTCGTCTTTTGTTAATTCATTTAAATGTTTGTCATGTACTGTAAAACCGTAGTTACGTAGTTGATTGTACACTTGATCAGTACCGTATAAGTAATCCTTTGTATGTATTTCGTTACATTCAAAGTAAATTACTTTTGCTGTTTTAACTGTAAACGATGCACCTTGTAATGCTAATAATTCTGCACCTTCTACATCAAGTTTAATAAAGTATGGTTCTAAATAAAAACTATCTAATGTCTTACTAGGTAACTTTAAAGTTTCAAAATTTTCCATATAGGAATGTTTTCTTAAGCCACTCCAACCTAGTCTATCTGTATCTTTGTAAAAAGTTGTTTCGTTACAATTATTGCTTATAACAAAGTTGTGTACTGTAACATTACTATGTTTTCTAAATCTATTTACACATCTTTCATATTGCTCTGGTAATGCTTCAAAACAATGAAAGGTAGCATTAGGAAATTCTGTGACAAACGATTTACACCATTTGCCTGTACGTGAGCCAACATCTAACATTGTCATGTTATCTGGTGCTGTGTCGCAAATGTATTCGTAAATTAGTTTATCGTCGTCTTTTTTAAAGGCTGGCATCTTCCATTCCAGCCACACGTAGTTTAACTACGTTTGTAATTTGCCATTGCTTCTGATCAAGTGCTTTAAGAACACCTAACCATTTATTACGCATTAATGCAAATTCGTTAATAATCTTTTCATAATCAACAACGTCTGCTTCGCCGTCTACGTATTTTTCAACGTCACGGCTAGACAGAGCTCGCTGATAATTTTCAAGATATTTTTTGAAATAAGAGCTACGCAATCTGCGTAGCTCTATGTTCAAGTAATGAAGTATTGCTTCAATCTCTTGTAGTTGATTGAAGCGGTGTTCAACAATGCCTGGCATAGCAGCAGCCGCCTTTTCAACATTACCTGTTAACTTACATTCTTTTTTAGCATCAAGTAATTCTGCTTCAAAGAATGCTACAGCATCAGGAATCTTACCAATGTCTCTGGATACTTCGCTATACCAACCCATTCTTACTCCCACTCGTCCTCTTCATCATTATAATCGTCTACATTATCTATTTCTAAATAGTAGCCGATTGCTTCATCAAGGTGTGTATCGTTGCCGAGTAATTCTTTCATTTGTTGATCATCAACACCATAATCGGCAAGATGATCTACAAACTTTTCAGCAACTAATTCAACCTGTTTCTTGTCAACATACTCTTTGAATAAATTCCAAACGTCAATCGCTTGTTCCAAATCCATAATTACTCCTCTGTTACAGCTTCTTCTAGTTCGTCTGCTTCAGAGGTATTTACCACAGTTGACTCTTTTACAGCGTAATCAGACATTACTTTGTCTAATAGTTCACCGGTCCAGTTCTTGCGGTATTCTAGGATTTCTTCTCCGTCAGTAGTAACATACTTTAGTCTGTTACCTTGTTTTTCGATGACACCTTTCTTTTCAAAAAGTTCTACGATGCCACTGTAAGGATTCATTCCTGTCTCGTAAGGAATCTTTACTTGTACACCTTCAAACGGTTTTGCGTAACGTGTTTTCATTACTTTACAGCCAGCACGGATACCCATAACTTCGCTGATTTTATTACCGTCTGCATCTTCTTTGAGCTTTAACTTCTTCATTGCTACAACAATACTAGAAGCGTATATAAAGCCCTGTCCGCCACTTATTTTGTCATCTGGATCAAACATATCCTGCGATGCATAAGTGTGGTTAGTACAAACAAGTCCTACGTTGTGAGCACCAATCATGTTAACAGTATTTCTAACAAGTGCTGTTAGTGCCTTGGGCTTACGACCCATGTCACCTTTCATATCACCTTTGTTAAACTGATCAACATCTGTTGGTGTTAACAACATACCCAACGAATCAATTACAAACAATACTTTAGGACGATCATCTTCATCCATTGCTTTGTAGTCTGCCATAAACGTTGAAATAGTTTTTGCAACATCGTCAATCATACTCATGCTTAATTTAAGTAGTTTTGATTCGTCACAGTCAACACCTAGTGCTTCTAACCATGCTTGATCAAGTGCATTTTCAGAGTCAATTAAAACTACATAGATGCCTTGTTCTTGTGCGTGTCTTACAATATTACCTGCTGCAAAATAACTTTTACCTGCACCAGATTCGCCTGCAAACACTGTTACCTTACCTAGCGGAACACCTTTGTTAAAGTCACCACTAATAAGATAGTTAAGTGCATAAGAGCCTGTGCTTACCCAATCTGTAGGATCGTTAAAGCCACTACTCATGCCTTGAATAGACTTTGTTAAGTCTTTTCTAAATTTACTTACGTCAAATGATTTAGCCATTATATCTCCTATATGAAAGTTTTGCTTCTACTAGTGTTTGGTACGTTGACAGGTAAACCGTGAATCTCTGTATCCGGGTTAACTAGTAGAAGCATATTTTATTACTGATTCTGTCTGCTACGAATCATTGCAAGTATGTCACTTGCATTACCTTCAGGTGCAGGAGTTGCTTCTGCAGCTGGTGCTGCTTCTGCTACTGGTTCAGGTGCCGGCGCTGGTGCTGCTGGTGCAGCCTCTGCTACTGGCTCTGGTGAACGAGATGTTGCTGTTGCCGCTGGGCTTGCCGCTACTTGCGGATCACCTGTACGTGCTTGCATACCTGCAGGACGGAAGTATTGACTCCAACGTTCTGCGTCATACGCTTCGCCGTCTACTGATGCTTCAAACATCTCTTGCATAACTTTGACAGCCGTCTCATCTGGCTTCTTAGGTAAAAAGTCACTTAGATTAAACAAGCCATGTGTGTTTACAGCATTCATTTCAGCATCGCCTAATGGACGCTCTCTACGAGCCCATGTTGACGTGGAATAATCTGCATAACCACCTTTGCTAGTTTTGTTAAGACGGAAGTCTACACCTGCTGTGTAATCTGTTGGCAATTCTTCCATGTCTGGGTCCATCAATGCTTGCTTGATGATTTGGAAGATTTGTGGTCCAATAATAAAACGTCTGATTGGATTTTCAGGTGCTTCGTCATCGGCAATTGGATTGTCAGTTACAAAGCCTTGGAATACGTATGAACGCTTTTTCCAATACTTTCTACCCATGTCTTCTAGACTTGGATCTTTAAACCAACCACGTACTTCGTTAAGAATGTTACAGGTTTCGCCATACATTTCCATACATGGAATTTGTACTTGTACAGGACGTGAGTCTGTTTCGCCTTTTACACCAGCAAATGGAAGTTTGATCATCAAACGTTCTGCCCAGAAAAATGTGTTATCTGGGTTACCGTCAGGAAGGAAACGTAGAGTTGAACTCTCGCCTTCTTTCATATTCCAAAATGGGTAAATTGGGTTCGGGCCGCTTGGACCTCTGTTTCCGCCAGTATTGGCTTCTTGTTGTTTGAGCTTTGCTCGGATTTCTGCTAATGATGCCATAATTTATGCCTCCTATATGCCTTTATGGTTATTTATGTGCCTAAAAAGTATAACACATGTATTACATGTTACACTCATATATTTATAAAGTCAAGTGTTTTTTTGACTTTAAAGTGAAAAAATTAACGAAGTCCCGCTAATTCTCTCATTCGATCATACTCTGAGTCTGTTTCCATTTGTTGAGGATTTACTCTCATTTGAAACTCTTCAAAAGTTTGATTGACTTTTTCGATGAAAGTTTTTGCTGGTTCAATAAACTCTTCACCGTAATCTTTTTCTACCATAGTTAGTACTGCTGTTTCGCCTTTTGGAAATTCGCCTGTTTCTCTATCGTAGTATGAAAGTATGAATTCGCCTAATGGTGTCTTTTCGTCCTTTTCAAGTGTTATTTCGTCGCCGTCTGGACCGTCTATCTTATCGCCTTTTTTCTTGCCATTCATTTTGGCTTTCTTTACAGCGTGTGCGTATGCATTGCCTTCGTGTTGATAGTGGAGTTCGTACCATTCTGGATAAAATTCTGCTAATTGTTTTGCAAGTTCATCTGCATCTTCATCAGACATTCTGCTTGCAAATTTGTCAAACACATAACCGATACCTTCGTCGCCTGGATCTTTCTTCAAAATAGCATCTAATGCACTCATTATACCCATGCCTTCGTTAGTGTTACCTTCGTCCATATTATCGATCATTTGTTCAATAACGCCTTGGATAATATCATCTCTATCGTCGTCAGCGTGTAAGCCGTGTTCCATGCCGTACTCATTTATTTCTTGGTCTAATTCTTCTATGCTTAGACCCATTGCTTTTGCTAATTCTTCTTCGCCACCTTTTTCATATGCTGTCATTAATTCGTCTGCTAGTTCAGCTTGTCTGCTTGGCTCCATTGCTGGATCAAAACTTTCATCTGCAAACTGGCCCATCATCTCTTCAAAGCCATTTTCTAAATCTGCTTCTTCTTTTGTCTTTAGATATTTGTCTTTGATTGCGCCCTTTTCTTGCATTTCTTCACCAACGTAGTTCCACATGTAAGATCCTGCTCCCATGTAATCACCACGCTCGTAACCAGCAAGTTCCATTGCTTCGTCACCGTCGATACCTTTTTTCTCTGCCCACTTCATAATATAATATGAACGCTGGCTGTCAGCAATATCAGCAAACTTTGCTACAACTTCAGGATCTGCTTTTGCTTCTTTTACTAAGTCTTCTGGCGAAATAGTTTGTGCTTTAGTTGCTTCACTTACTAGTTTATAGATGTAAGGAAACACATCTTTTAATTCTTCATTGAACTGTTTAATAGTAAGTTGCTCTACCCAATTGTCTGCTACGTCACTTGGAACTTCTTCTAGTACAGTTGTTTCAAATGATTCAAATGCTTCTTTGTAGTAGTTAGGTTTTTGCAATCCTTCTATTGTTTTCTTTACTGTTGCAACACGATTTTTAACAACATCCATGTATTCACTTAGACTTTCTGCCATTACACTAGAGCGACCCATGTAATTTTTGAACTTTCTAAGTTTTGCTAATTCTTCGCTTAGGCTTGTAATATGCTTACCAAAATCATCATAAGCATTACCGCCTTCTGCAACGTGACGAGCCATTGCTCTTGCACCACTTAAATGTTTGTATGGATACAAGAAGCGTTCACCTTGTGGTGATTCTACATATATTTTACCAATGCTTCTATTACGTCCTGTGGGTGAAGTTTGGTCAATACTTTCGTTATGTTTAATTATTAGTCTGGCTTCTCCAACATCTTGATAACTTATCTTAGATGTGCCATATAATTTTGATTCTGTCATGTTGCTATCTCCGGATCGCTGTGCAAGATATTTATAGTCTCTTTTCTCTAAGTTTGACTTTGTTATGTCTCTAGTTGTAAAATTTAACAAACGTTTTTTGCTAAACTGTCTTAATTCTTTTAAGAAATCATACCATGTACTTTTGCTTACGTTGTTTTCTGCTACGTCTTTATTGTGCATAACAACAACACCATCTTCTTCTGATAGTGTTATGCTTACTTTACCTACATCAGCGTCTGCTTCTCTAAACGGAAATTCAAAGAATCTTGCTTGTTTAGGTTCTTGTGTTACATTACCTGCTTCGTCACCAATTGTTACACCAGGGAATCTACCTCTGATTTTTGAAAACAATTCTTCTGCTATGATATCTATATTCTGCATATTGTATTTATCAATAGTTGCTACTAACGAAGATTGGCATTGGTGGTTCATAATCCTCTAAATCTTCTGCCTGATTAAATGTATTATAGATTCTAGGATCCCAGTCTTTAAGTACAGCCATCATTCTTATAGCAAGTAACGTTGCTGATATTAAATCATCATGATGTCCTACTTTTGCTTGGAAACTAGAACCTGTGGCAACAAAGGCCTTTAGTTCAGATAACAATGGTTTACTATGTACAATCATTTTGTCGTTTTCAATCATTGTTTTAAGTCTACTACATGCTGTTATTTTTGTACCATGTGTTGTATTAAATCCTTTACGGAATTTACGCACATGTCCTTTTCGAATAGGTTCAGACACAAATAGTCCTGGAATATTCTCTTCCCCAAAATCGTTTATAACGATTAGTGCCGCTTCTCCAATACCGTTGTTTTCTACTGACCAATAAACACCGTTTTCGTTTTTTGTTTCAGTTTGTATGTACTTGCATATATCTGCTAGTACTCTTATTTGTCCTGGTATTGCTGTAGTATTGTGTTGCCATTCTGCTACCTGTGTATAACTAGGTAACTCGAACACTTGTATTGCGGCATAGTCTCCACCTGTACCCATACTAGGGTCAAGTGCAACAGCATATGTATATTCTGATGTAGGTTTTTTATACCAACGTGTTTGCCCCATATTTAATATAGGACTTTGACCTTCCATAGCAGCAAGATGTATACTTGATATTAATGTCTCGTCAAATACTAAGAATTCACAACCGTATTCGCGTCTAAATTTTTCTTCACCAATACGACCAATTTCTGCTTCTCTCCATTCTTCATCACGATCAGGATGTTCGTCCCATTGAGCAACAAAGCTATGAAATCCGTTTATACCCAATTCTTGTTCGTTACCATGCTCGTCAAATTTATCTTCTGCTTGTTTCCAAATCATAGCAAATGTATCTTCATCACTGTTAGGTGTACTAGTAATAATAGCACGACCACCTGTTGCTAGTGTAGGTGATATTGAAGTCCAAAATTCTTCTGCAATATTAGGTTGCACAAATGCAAACTCATCACAGTATAGTAATGATATAGACATACCACGTCCAGTGTTTCCAGTAGTTGTTTGGCTTACAATTCTACTACCGTTCTCAAATTCAATTGAGCCTTTATTGTATGATGTAACGCCTGCTCTTATATGATCTGGACACATTTCATATACGTAACGTATACGTGCCATAATCTCTTGGGCGCCTGTGTACTTGTGTGCCGCTACAAGAATAGTTTGATCTGGATTAAACATTGCATACCAAGCAAGATAGATACTAGCACATGTAGTTTTGCCTGTTTGTCTAGGCATCATGTTGATGTTAAATCTAAACCTATGATAACTGTCCATAAGACCAAGTTGATATTCGTATGGATCAAACAACAATTTACCTTTTACAGGGTGTTGAATATACGCAAACTTTTTTGCAAAGTAAAGGTATCCTGTGTCAGGGTCCATACATTTAGCAAGGTCTTCAATTTGAACCTCGGTAAACGTTTCTTTCTGATTTGCTTTCTTGGTGAGAACACCATCTAAACTCTTAGTTGCCATATTAATATTTAGTGAAAAAAATAGCGACCTAAGTCGCTATTTGAGTTTTTAGAGAGCTTTATAATTTATTAGTTTTAACTGCATGATGAAGCATATAGTTTTTCAAAAGTTCCTTTATCGCAACCATATTTTTTCTTCATTTTTTCATACATTTCGTGTTTAGCACAGCCGCTTGCATCTAATTTTTTCATTTCAGATTTGCAACCTGCTTCGTCAAATGTTTTTGAACCGTCGCCATCTTGACCAGTTTTTTCAAACTCTTTTTTGGCTTCGTTTGTTTTCTTTGCTTTTTTATCTTTGACTGCTTTCTTCATTGGCTCTTTTTTGTCGCCATCGCCGTCAATATCAATGTAGTCTGGTTTTGCTTTCTTTTCAGCAAGCAAGTTATACAAGTGTGATTTAATGTCTTCCATAGCCATTGCATTATCGCCTGGCTGTGCAGCCTTGTATTGTTTCTTCTTACGGTTAATACCACCACTTAAATCTTTTGTCATATGGTGATGATCTTTGTATTCCGGATCGCCTGCTGACCCTTCAGGTGAGTTAGCAAATTCTTCTACTGGCTCATCGTCGTTTTCTATATCATTACAATGTGCTTGTTTTAAATCTTTGTCGCCTTCAACGTCATCTTTACCAGGAATTTTTGGATCATCCATAATACCTGCTAAACGTTCCATATCTAAACGTGGTGAAAGTGTTTTTGCACTTACTGGTTCTGCATCATTTAGACCTGCGTTTTTCATCATGTCTAGTAAGTCTGCTACATGTTCTTTACCACTAGCATTCATTGATACATTAATTGTTACAGGATTACCTTGGTCCATTGCTGGAGCACTCATTGGCGCACCCATAGGTGGCATACCTGCTTCGTTTTCATTTAATTGTTGTTTTTCAGCTTCGATATCTGTCATACGCTGAATCATATCTTTCATATTCATAATTAGCTCCCTATTGCGCTTTTAGTGTTTTCGCTGTTGTCGATATCACTTGATTCACCAACTGGTCCGTCGACAGTATCAAAACTACGCTCTTTACGAGCTGTTTCTAACTCTTTTAACAAGTCCATTACTCTGTTGCCTGCAACTTCGTTCTGGCCGTCAACGCTTTCTAGTTCTTCGGTAGTTAGTTTTGCAACATATTCACCGTCTTGTGTTTCTTCTTGATATTGCTCTTGTGGTTCCATTGGGTTTCTAACAATGATGTAAGATTGATCTATACCACAGCATTGACCTAAGTACTCTTGGAGTACTTGAGTTGTTGTTGGATAATTAAGTTCTGTTTCAAAATATGTAACTTCCATATTTTGTAGTTGTGGAAAATCTAATGGACGTTCTTGAATAGGTGTTTTTTTGCCTGAAGATATATTGTTAATTCCATACTTTTCTAAGCATGTTTTTAACATGTCTTCACAGCCTTCTGGAAGTTCTCCAGCTATACCAATTTTAAAAGGATACACCTTTTTTGCTTCTGCTAAAAATTTTTCAAACGCCATTGTATTTTTCCTATATATATTATTTATCTGATTGGACGCTTTTTAGTTTCTCTAATAGACTGTTGCGATCCGTTACAACATAGCCTTCTCCGTTGACCATACTATCATCGCCGGAGCCATTGTCCTTATCCATTTTCTCTTTTTTAAGTTGTAAGTCAACCATTTTTAGTTTTTTGTCTAGTTTTGCTATTTTTGCATCAAGCCCTGTTTTTAACATGCCTCCTGCAACTTCAAATACACGACCACTATAACGTGACTCAACGTTCATACCAAGATCCATTAGATCCTCATATGCTGATAATGCTCTATCAGCAATATCGTTAAGTTCAGTATCTGCCATTTCGCCTAAACCTTTTACCGCAGGTAGTGCTGAGCTTATTTTATCAAACTCGGCAATATCACGCAACGTTTCTTTATGTTGTGCGATTGGCTTAGACTCTTCTTTGGCCTTTGCTTCTTCTATTATTTCTTTAGATTCTGGCAAATCTAACATTTCTTCTAATTTTTTCGTCATAGTGCTTCCTATTAACTACTAGTATTATTTATCTTCTTTTGCCCTGGTGGAAAATATCATCTTCGTTTACTATTCTAAAAAAGATACCTTTTTGTTTACACCATGCTTGTGCTGCACCCCATTTGGCTTGGTTTACTACCCATGCCGCTTGATTTACTTTTGATCTGCCTACTTTTTCTTTGATTGTTTGATTTGCTGGTTTAACTTCTATTAGTTCAACTTTTTGTTTGCCTTTTTTGTCTACATATACTATAAAGAAGTCAGGTACGTATATTGTATGCTTTCCTGTAAAAGGATGTCTATAAGGAATTTTTATTGCTTCACTAGCCCATTGTGCTACACTGGGATGTTCGTCGCAAAAACGCATAAACGCAAATTCCCAACTACTTCTGTATGTAGGAGTTTTATTGCCCGAGTATTTGTCAGGATTTTTTAGATTGAATTTACCCTGAGCGAATCTGCCCATTGTTAGTCCTCAAACGTTTCTATGTTTCTGGACTCGACGATGTTAGTTTCTACTGGTACTTGAAAACCTAATGTGCTTGTTTTTCCTCTAGCATAGTTTAATACTTCTGCAACCAATGCACTAAGTTGACTTTCAGTCAACCCTTTTAATGTATCAAGTAATTTAAATACTGGAACTTTATCTAATTTTGCTTGTTGTAAAAGTATACTAGCAACACTTGCACTAGCTCTATCTTCAAAACCTCTTTTGCCAAAGTATGCTAATACAGCATCTACATCATTGCTAGGAAATTCTAATTTGTTTTGATAATAAGTATCAAAAAATTCTCTAACAGGTTCGTCGCTTGTGTTGTAACCTTTTTGTGGTAAGTTTCCTTGTGCCATTATGTACCACCATCCGTTGTGATAGGTAAGTTATTTGCGGCTTGTGCTGCAGCAACTTTAGCCGCTGAAAGTGCAGAATTATTTGTTGCACTATTTGATGTGGCAGATGTAATATTTGCACTTCCGCCATTGCCATTTGATTTAGGAACTGATATACCCGGTAAGCCGCCTGGTCCTTTTTTGCCTGCGTTAACAATAGCCCCTGTAAGTATACTTAGACCTTCTGCTTTAAGACTGTCTGAACTAAGATTCTGTGCGTTTTTAACTGTGTTAGCAAGTGTAAGTACACTACCTAAACCAAAGTTACCGCTAGTAATATCTCCTAATACACTTGAAGCACCGTCTAGTATTCCGCCGCCTCCAAATAAATTGCCTACTCCGCCGCCAGCTACACTTAATGGGCTTGGTGAAGTATCATAATGATCTGTTGCAAATGTTGCAGGACTATCTTCGCCTACACGACCTCTACTATATAATACTGACTCGTAGTTGATTGTCATTTTGTTTTCTGCTACGCCGGCACCATCTGTTTGGTCCATAGTATCGTGACCCCAACTTTCAATTAAAGGATTTACAAGAGTATATTCTGTATATTCATGTCTACTAAATTGATACAGTTTTATGTTTTTAAAAAAAGGCACCATTTTGTCATTGTCAAGACCAAATCTATATGTTCTGCCGTTTGCTTCTTTGTAAGTTGAACGTGGATCATAACTTGCTGTGATATCTGATATGTTACTATCTCTATAATAGTATCTGTAATATGCTTCCATAAGCATAGTAGTTAAGCCATGATTATCATCATGCATTGTAAGACTAACAGGAGTATAGTCTATACGTGTTTGTACATTCTTCTTTCTGTTGTATGCATTTTTTACATCAACAGCTGATCTGTATTGTGGAAGATCAACACTTTTAACAAGCATGTTGAGTTCTGCTCTATGCCTATTTTGCATTTTTGGAAAACCTGCTAAAACATCATGTTTGTCATCTTTATAAAAGTTAAAATTAACAAAATAAAGAAACTTAGTTTTAGGAGCAAGTCTAAATGCATTGTCAACATATAATCTAGCGGCATGTTGAAAATCTCCTAGGTTTCCCTTAGGATTTAAAACGCCGCCGAAAAAGTTGTCTAAGAATCCGTTTAACTTATTTGCCATACTAATATTTATCCTAAAGGATTAAGTGCGTACATAAAAAAAAGGAAGCCGTTTCCGACTTCCTTTTCTTATTCGAATAGCAATCTAGTTAGCGTTTATTATACGCCGCCGCCTGTTACTAGCGAGTTGACTGTTCTGCCAACTGTAGTACCAACTCCTTGTCCTACTGGAGTTTGGATTGCGTTATCATATCTAATTGATAATGCAATAGTAGCTGCATCACTTGTTGCATAGTTTAATGTGTTGTAGTTAGCATTGTTTAGGAAACAGCCATAAAGTTCAAATGTTTCTAAAACACCTACTTCATTTGCACCGTTACCACCGTCTAATACTTCAATACGTGTTAGGAACTTGTAGTCAATACCACTTGCTGCACTTGACTGTTCAAAGAAGTCAAACTGTTTCTGTAGTTGCTCGCCTACTTGTTTCTGTACATTGTTACTTACGTCATCACGTACATTCAATGTAATTGGTTCCCAAGTATGTTTACCTGCTAAGTAACTTCTGGAGTTATACACGTCTAGTGTAATTTCTTCAAATGTTATGTTAGGACGGGTAACATCAATAACTTGTTTTGTTAATTCTGTTGTTGCGTTTGTTACACCAAAGTTTTCCAATGTCACTCTAAAGCGATATTGTAGTTTCGGCATTAAAAGTCCCTGGTTGCTTGCGCTTGTGTCGCTCGCTAAAGGAACTGTAATTTTTGATAATGTTGAGATTGCCATTCTATTTTTCTCCTGTTGCTAGTATTTATCAAAGTGTCGACCCCATATTTCAGGGGTCTAATCACCTAATTAAAGTCCTGCAATTTCTCCTGTATTTTTAAGTCTAAGTGGAATGTAAATAAATTCTACAGCCTTAACTGGTTCAATTGCAATGTCAAGATATAGTTCATTACGATCTATTCTACTTGGTGTGTTGTTTGATTCATCACATACAACTAGGAAGTCATAAAGTGCTCTTTGTCCAACAAGTTCTAACATTAGACTTTCTGCTGCACCTTTGATCTCATCTCTTGTAATTTTATCATTTGGTTCAAACAAGTATGGTTTTGCAAGTTTGTTAAGTTGACTACGTAAGTATACAACTAAACGTGCTACATTGATTCTATCCAATGCACTTGCATTTCTTGCTCTTGTCTTCTGTCCAAATACAACCAATCCGCTTCCGCTTAGGAATGTAACTGGGTTAATTGCTTGTGCGTAAAGTGTATCTCTTTGACCTTCGTTAAGTGCTACACTTACAAATTCGCCTTCGCTATTAATATAACCTGCTGCTGTTGCGTTAGTTACGCCACCACGTCTTGTACCTGCTGGTGCAAACCATGGAAACGATACTTGGTCACTTAGTGCAATAGTTCTTAACGCCATGTGTGATGCTGGAACAACAATGTTGTTACCTGCGTTATCACTTGTAAATCCTGCTGGATAGTAAATGCCTAAGTATTCGTCGAAACTTACTAAGCCATCGTCGTTATCTTCTACAGCCTTACGAACGTTAGTTGCCCATTCATTTAGTGAAGTAGCATCTGGTGTTAATCTCATTGGGCTATCACCTACGATAAATGCACTTAGACCTCTATCATAATTTAGTGATACCATTTCGCCAATTAGTTCTGGATATGCTGGTGTTGCCATAACATTAAATAGTCTTGACTCATCATCTCTAATATCATCATTACTATTAACCATAGCCTGTAACGCTTGTATAACAACTTTACGCTGTGCTTTACGTCCAAAGCTACCTGAACCATCAGCTTGGTTGCCTGACTCAGTTACCCATCTGTGTGGATAGTAACTGTCCATTGATTCGTCATTATTAAATCTACCATTTGTGCCATTAATGTCTATATAGTTACGCTCAAAACGTTTTACATTAAATCCGCTTCTACGTAAATTCCATAGCAACATACCTTTTGGATATAGTGCTGGGTCTGGAGCATCTGGATCTAAGTAGTTGTTTGTTAACAAGTCAACAATACTACCAGCTTCGTCTGCGTTAGCACCTGCTGTGTTATAACGTGCATCTGCAAATAGTACACCGTTTTCAGTTGTTTGGTCTGTAACGTCTACTAATGCCCATGCTAAGTTAACACCGTCATATCTGTAAACTAATGGATAGTTTTCTAAATCCGCTGTGCTAATCCAAAGATCGCCATCAACTAATGCTGTTGCATCTGACTGTTGTGTTGGCTCTGTTGCTGAAACAATTGGACCAGTTGGGTTAGTGTTTGCATAGTCTGAACTAAAGTTCTGATAGCCTACCCAAGTTGTACCATCGTGAATCATCATGTCAACCTCGTCAACAACACTATTGTACCAAAGTGCGCCTTGTGCAGCTAATGCACCTGGAGCATCATCACTTGCTGTGAATACTGCTTTCTTCCAGTTACTTGCTGTTAGTACACTATTTCTGTTGTACAAGTTAGTTGTTGTACTTGGATTACCTACTACAAATGCTACAAAGCCTGCAGCTGCAAAGCCACCGTCTGTATCTGCAATAGTAAAGTCACCACCTTGTGTGTGTTTAACAACTAGCTTGTTGTCTGATGTTACTTCTGCTTGAATATTTTCTAATGCTGAACTATTAATAGCACCTGCCATTAAGTCTGCATCGCCTACAGCGCCTGTGGCTGTAAAACTAATTGTTACAGGTGAACCTAATGCATTACTACCTGCGTCTGTTTCTGCAATATTAAATGCATATGCTTGAGCACTAAATGTGGCTGCTGTTATAGCACTACCTGTAATAGTAGTTGCACCTGTGTTAGCACGACTAAAGATTGTAAATGCACCTTCAACTGATGTTGCATCTTCTGCATTTGATTTTACAAAAGTAGTTCCTGCTGGTAAGTTAACGCCTCCGCCACTTCTATCTAACCAATATAAAGCCGCTGCTGATGAAGGATAAATTGGTGCTGAAATATTATCAAACAATGCTGTGTTAGCATTATAACGCTTGTATTTCCAATTTGCACCCTGATTAGGCTCAGTAGTTTTTAACCAAACACTGCCTGTTGGGCGCGGTGTTGTGTCACCTGATTTAAATTCAGGTACACTTGTGTGAGCACTAATTTGTAATTTAGGTGCATCAAATGTTCCTGCTGTTAAACCTAGTTTGCCAAGCAAGCCGTCTGTGTCAGCAATAGTAATTCTTTCATCGCCTGACCCATCATTGAATATGCTAAATTTACCGTCTATTGCTGCAAAACTAATTCCTGCTGACTGGAAACTTGCATCTGCGTTTGCTGTTGAAACTGTATCTGCTAAGTCACTACCTTCTGCTACTGTAATTGGCGAACCAGACCCTACAGTAATAGTTAAGTTTGTTCCTGCACCAAGTGTTGGGTTTGATGCTGTACCTTGTGCTACATAGTGTGAATTAATCCACGCTGTTGAGCCAACTTTAACCCAACTACCTGTGTAGTTTCTGTAGTATACTCTTATGACATCGGTTGTTGCTTTTACTGCATAATCACCTATGTTTCCAACTGACTCTTTAGGATCACCGTTGCCGTCTAATTTAGTTGTATCTGTAATAATAATTGGAGTTCTTACGCTAAATGATTGACCGCCTGTTACGTTCTTTGGTGAGCTGTTCCACTCAAAAATACCATATGAACTGTCATTAGTATCAAACCAATTTGTTCCATCTGCTGGACTATCTTTTGGTTCATCAGCTGTTGGTGTTAAAACACCTAAGTCAATATCTGCACGAGTTACATAAACTCTATTGCTAACACCTAGTAACGAGTAAGCAGCTTGTAAACCATATTCGTTTAGCTCTCCGCCGTGTACTGGGTTGTTATTTGAATCTGTATAAAAAACTGGATCGCCGAATGTTTCAGCTAATTCCCTTTGTGAAGTAAGCAAGTAAGGTTTGCCAGCGTTTGCTTTTAGCGTTCCTTCTGCTGTTCCTGTGCCACTTCCGTTAGTTTTATTTTCTGCGGAAGCAACAAAAATCATTGGTACGGTGCCTGGTTCAGCTGGGGTATAAAAACTTTCGTCTATTACCTTGACTTCTACACCTGGTGATGATAATGCCATTTTTCTTTCTCCTGTTGAGTAGTTGTTATAGTTATTTAGCAGATATTTGCAAATTGGCTGTGATAAACACCTATAAAAAGGGACCGAAAAGGGCAGGTAAATAATAGTATGAGACCGTTGTGTAAAAATTGCAAAAGTAAACCATGTGCTATTAACTATTATAAAGACAATAAGCCTTACTATAGAAGTAAGTGCGAAAGTTGTTCTAGATATAGCGGACCAGGCAAAGGTGTACCTCGCTGGCAACAATACGGATATGTAAAAAAGAATGAATGTGAAAAGTGTGGATATAAATCAAAAAACAGTGAACAGTTTGATGTATATCATATTGACGGTCGACTTGAAAATTGCCGTCCTACTAACTTAAAAACTATCTGTGCTAACTGCCAGAGAACTCTCCAAAAAGAGGGAGTTGTGTGGAAACAGGGTGACTTAGTCCCTGATTTTTAAATATTGTTTTAATTAAAACATCAACATTTTTTTGTAAACGTGCTAAGTCGCCATTATTATCTATTGTATAATCACACATCCATTGTTCGATGCTCATAGAGCTAGGATCTTCTAGTGGTAAATGATCTGCTCTATCTACCCAAATAGCATAATCAAATATTTCCTCATTTTGCATTGCAAAAAATTCTCTCTTATTACGTAACCCACAATAGATATCATGTTGGGCAAATAAGTTACGCCCTAACTTTGCCAAATCGTCTTTACAATAACCATGTATCATGTTGTACCATTCTGTGCGATGATTATGCCTATCAGCATAACACTCTTCCTCATTGGCATAGTTATATTGCTCTTTTAGATCATTAAAGATAAAAAGTTCTGAACAAAATTTAGATGATGATTGAAATGTATAACCGTATTGCTCTAACATTTCGCATACAGTATCTTTACCGTGACGGCCGTGACCAACGATTAGTAATTTGGGTAACAAAATAATGACTCCTTAATTATCTATACAGTATAAAGTCATTTATTTTGTTTGTCAAGTAATTTCTGGTATTCTTCTTCAAATCCGTCTTCGTGATATACATTTTCGTGGTTACCCCACAAACGTCTAAAGTAGCCATCGTACGAATCGTAAATTGTGTTCATATTATTTGGAAGATGGCCTTTGACCATATAAAAAAGCCTACAGGCTTCTCTATGTGTGGGCTTAGCCAATCAAGAATCCGTAGCCTACACCACCTGCAACTTGTAATGCTAAGTCTTGTTCTAACTTGTCCATTTCTTGTTGTGCTTCTGCTTTGAGGCTGTCACCGTTTAATGATGTGCCGCCTTGTGGTCCTGCTACTGTTGCAAATTTACTACGTGCTTCACCTAACATATACTTACATGATGCTAGTGTGTAATCTTTGATCCATTGCTTTGCAAGATAGTCTTGAAACAATTGATCGTCTGGTCTATAGTTGTATGCATAAATTAACACTTCTTCTTCGCCTCTTGGACGTTGTAATATTGTTAATTTTTTAGTTGTTGTATTCCATTTAAATTCTATAAAAGATCCAAACATACGTCCTACAAGTTCTTGGTAGCCTGCAAACATATCATATGTTGCTAAACCGCCCATTTGTGTTGAGCCACTTAGTAGGTATGTATTTGTAAATGCTAAGTTAAATGGTTCAAACATTGAACTACCGCCAGCATTACCACTACGTGAACCAATTGATCTACGGAATAACTTTCTTACTTCAATAATCTCATTTGGTAATATGTACTCATTTTGATCTTCAGTAAGTGTTAAGAACAAGTATGACTCTTCTACAGCATGATCTGTTCTTTGTCTATATTTTGTAAGTGCTTTTGTTAAAGCAGACTCGTAATGAATCGGATCAAGCTCAACATCAACCATGCCTCCGCCTAAAAATGCGTTAACATAGTCAAATATCTCTTGTTTTTGTGTAGTTATACCTGTAGCCATATGTCTTGTTCTCCAATAGTATTTATCGTATCGATAAATATGTATATGCCAAGACTATCATTATATAAACCAGAAAAGGGCAACGACTACAAATTTATGGATCAAAGGATCTATGAAATGTTTACTATTGGCGGTACTGATATTAATATACACAAATATATAGGTACTGATGATGGAGAAGTTGTTAAAGACAATACTCAGATTCAAGATATTCTGTTTTTAGAAAATAGAGACAGAAAATATGATGACGATATCTATACTATTAGAGGCATATACAACGTACAAGATATTGATTTTGATCTAAGCCAATTTGGTTTATTCTTATCTAATGATACATTGTTTATGACTATACACATTACATCAAGTGTGTCATCACTAGGTAGAAAAATAATGCCAGGTGATGTTATAGAACTTCCTCACTTAAAAGACGAGCATGCAGAGAATGATTTTGCAACTAGTTTAAAACGATACTATGTAGTTGAAGATGTAAACAGAGCCGCTGAAGGCTTTTCACCAACGTGGTATCCACACTTGTACAGAATTAAATTAAAACAAATTGTTGACAGTCAAGAGTTTGCAGATATATTAGAAACACCAGAAGACGAAGATATCTTTATGGGTGATTATAGTACAACTACAACTTACGAAATTGGTCAAGTTGTAAAGTACAAAGGCAAACTATATCAAGCCACAGCACAGACAGTAGGAAACACACCTACAGACGTTTTTAATTGGGCAGAGTATACTGAGAACACTCTTAGAGATTTACTAAGCACATATGAAAAAGAAAAATCAATTAATGATGCTGTACTTGCTGAAGCAGAAGCAGACGCTCCTAAGTCAGGTTACGATGTAGGACACTATTATACAATAGACTCAGATGAATCTGGTAAAACTAGAATTAATACTGTTGACGACAAAGACGCTGGTAAACCAAATAGAAGTGGTTATGCTGGCTACCTTATTGAAGATGGACAACCGCCAAACGGAGCAGCGTTTGGTAGTGGCACAAGTTTTCCTGCTATTAATGAAGCAGGTGATTACTTTTTACGTACAGACTTTTTACCTAATAGGTTGTTTAAGTTTGATGGGTCAAGATGGCTTAAGGTACAAGATAATATTAGAATGACAATGACCAACACTGATCAAAGACTAAATCAAATTGGTACGTTTATTAATAATACTAATACTGATGTTATTGGTGACGAAACTGTAACAGAAAGACAGGCACTAAGTAAAGCCTTAAGACCAAAAGCGGATGATGTATAATGCAATTTTTCTATGATGCACAAATAAGAAGATACATAACTCAACTTATTAGAATGTTGAGTAACTTTAATGTGCAAGATGCACACGGTAACGAAAAACAAGTTCCAGTTATGTATGGTGATTTAACAAGACAAGTTGCAAGCATAATTAGAGATAATTCAGAAAACAAAATTCCTACAGCGCCACGTATGGCTGTTTATGTTACAGGATTAGAAATGGATAGAGACAGAACCGCTGACTCAAGTCTAATTAGTAAAAGACATATACGTGAACGCACATATGACAGTGCTACAGGACAGTATCTTAATACACAAGGTAAAAACTACACAGTAGAACGACATATGCCAGCACCATATACTCTAAAAGTAAGTGCTGATATTTGGGCTTCTAATACAGAACAAAAATTACAGATACTAGAACAAATATTAGTATTGTTTAATCCTAGTTTTGAAATACAAACTACTGACAATTATTTGGACTGGACAAGTTTAACCGTTGTTAACATGGAAGGCATAACATTTAGTTCTAGATCAATACCTGTTGGTGTAGATAGTGAAATTGATGTTGCTAATCTACAGTTTAGCACACCTATATACTTAACACCTCCTGCTAAAGTAAAACGTTTAGGCGTTACAACAAGTATTATATCTAATATATTTAATGAACAACAAGGCGATATTAATTTAGGTGCTACTGTTGCAGGACAAATAGACGGCACTGAACCTACATTTGTAACAAGAGTAAACACAGGTCCAATTGATGGTATTAATGATGGTAGTTCAGTAACTGTAGATGATGGTGAATTTCCAAATCAAGGTACAGGACTTATGGACTTTGATACTAAACGTTTATTTGATAAAACAAGTATTAGTAGCACGTATCAAAACTATGGACTAAGTGTAGAAAATGATGTTGCACAACTAGTATATAAAAATAAAGTTGGTGACGTTACTTGGACAGAACTAGTAGAAGCATACCCGGGCACATATCAAGCAGGTGTTAGTAGAATACTACTAAAATCTGATGTCGGTGATACTTATATAACAGGTACATTTACAATAAATCCATTAGATGAAACTAAAATTGTAATTGATTTTGATAGTGATTCGTTACCAGATGATACAGTTATTTCAGGACCTGCAAGAAGCAGTAACAGTTTAACAACAATTGATTATATTATTGATCCGCTTAGATTTAATCCAGATCAAGTTAAAGCGGCAGGTGTACGTCTATTAATTTTAAGTGATATAGGTAATAGCGAAAACACTGATGGTCCAGATGCGTGGAAAAATGCAGATGGTTCAGACTTTGTAGCAAGCGAATACGACATTCTCGAATGGGATGGTAATAAATGGCATATTGTGTTTGATGCAAGTGGTGCTAACGATGGTAGTACCGGATCACCTGCTACATATGTTAGCAATCTAAATACTGGTGTACAGTACAAATGGAATGGTGAATTTTGGATTAAGAGCTACGAAGGAGAATACTCAGGAGCGACCTGGAACATACTACTTGATGCATAATTATTAGTATGAAAGAGATTGTTTGTAGCGGAGCATTATTCTACTCCTTAAACACTAAAAGATTTTTATTTTTACATAGGACAGGAAACAAGTCTAATGTTTCTTGGGGTCTTGTTGGCGGTACTAACGAACATAAAGAAACACCTTGGGAAGGCCTAAAGAGAGAAATACACGAAGAAATAGGCGAAGTAGATTACAAGAAAGTTGTTCCTTTAGAAAGTTTTGTTAGTAACGATAATCATTTTTTCTTTCATACATATCTTATTGTAGTAGACAATGAGTTTATACCCACTCTTAATAAAGAGCATGACGGGTATGCATGGGTAAGTGCAGGCAAATGGCCTAAGCCATTACATCACGGTTTGCGTAACACTTTGCAAAATAAAACAATTCAAAACAAACTAACCACAATAGTTGAAGTATTAAAGGTAATAGATACTAATGAATGACGTAACTAAACATGATTGGGGTCATGAACTTACTATTGCTAGTACTAATGATTATAGTACAAAGATATTAGCATTTACAGGGCCCGGGAGTAAAACTAACTTTTCTTTTAATGTAAAAAAAGAAAAAACTTGGTTTGTTAATACAGGACATTTTAAACTAAGATGGATTGACACTGATACTGGACAACTATTTGAAACAGTATTGCAAGAAGGTCAAACACATCATGTACCTCCACTAATGCCGTGTTGCTTAGAAGCAATGTCAGCAGACAGTTCAATTACTGAATCCAGTAATGGCGATTATGATAAAGATACATTTATTGTATTGCCTTCTAAGAATGTAGGATAAACAATGTTTCCAAGATTAACAACTTCTGAAAAATGGCTTAAAGATATGAATAGATATCAGTCTGTTTATAATAATTTGCAAGAAGGCACTACTAAGGACAAACTAGGTTCTTACATAAAAACGTTTGAAAGTTTAAGTAATGATATTGATGTAGGACATCAAAGTGGTAGCGGTGGCTATATTAAACCTCGACAACTAATCGATATTAAACATAATCTGTTTAAAACTAAAGAAAAAATAGAAATAATTATTAAGCAATTAAATTTGTGATATACGTTTAATTGTTATAGCACCTACCATTGCAGGGTGCAATGTACATTGATATCTGTAGTTGCCCGAAATTGTTTCAGGAACTTCCCAGTATAATGTTCCGCCATCTTTGCCTTGTGCGTTTGATCCCGATGTCACGTTACCAATAATATCTACATGGAATAATCCAGTATTGTATGCCCCTCCAGTAGGATCTTGTATTTCAAATGGATGTCCTCCGATTTGATCTAAGTCAAACGCAATAGTCATACCACCTATTGCATATAATGTTGGATTGTTTCCTGAATACCCATGACTGTCAACAGAATATGCTGTATTACCTACGTTATTCATTCTAATCATTGCCATAGCAGGCATAAAACTTTTATCAATGGTTCTACCAGTTCGTACAACTTCTTCTAAATCGTCATACTTACTAACACCTAGTGTTGCTGGCATATCTATTCTAACTTGAGTTCCTGTTACAGTGGTGTTAATATTCGTACCGCCTGCAAAAGTAAACGTGCCTGTAGTAGAACTTGCTGTAACTGATCCTGCATCACCGTTGAATGTTTCCCATAAATTTTGGTCTGGATCTCCTCCGCCACCACTTACTGTGTCAGGTCCCCATTCAGTTCCTGACCATACCAATGCTTGACCTGTGCTAGGAACAGCATTACCAACATCTGCTAAATCTGCAAGATTAGAACTTGTGCTTAATGCATCAGTTATACCATATCCTGAAAGTGTAGTTGGTGTTGTACCTAAGTCTGCAAAATCTTCAACAGCATCAGTAATTCCGTAACCTGCTATTGTAGTTGGTCTATTTGATAAGTTTGCAAATGATCCGTCAAACGCATCTGTTATTCCGTAACCTGCTATTGTAGTTGGCTTATTTGCTAGGTCTGCAAAATCGCCACTAAACAATAAACTTGTAGTATCTGTTAAGTCGCTTACATCTGCTGGTATTGTAGGTGTGTTAATGAAGTTATTATAATTTAAAAAGTAAACACTGTCTTGTCCGTCTAGTGTATCGGCGTCTGTGCCGCCGCCACCTGTTGTAGAATCAAGTCCTGGTGACCATTTAGAACCATCCCATTTTAAAACATTTCCTGCAACTGGGGTTGTATTAGTTGTGTCAACATCAGTTAAATCATTTATACTAAGTGTAGGTGTAGTACCATTTATAGTTATTGTATTACCTACAATTTGTGTGGCTACGTTAGTTCCGCCTTCAAATGTTACTGTATCAGTAGGTGTAGATGCTGAAATAGATCCTACATCTGCATCAATTTGAGAAAATACATTTTGATCAGGATCACCAACAGCACCGTTAAAACTAATACTTACTTCATCGCCAGTTATTGCTGTAACTATGTCAGTACCACCTGTTATAGCAAAAGAATCATTTTCGTTATCTGCTGTAGTAGTTCCTGTGTCTGCTGTAAATGTTTTAAATGCATCTGGCTGTTCAGCAGATATTCCTCCACCTGAAACTACGTTCCAAGAAGTACCGTCCCAAATCCATGTAGTTGTGCCGTCAGTAAACGTATCATCTACATCTGGTGTTGCTGGAAAATTTAATGCCATTAAGAGCCTCCACTAATATTTATCGTTCCGCCAAGTACCCAAGGTGTTGGTGTTCCATATTTACTGTATAATGTTTTGTTAGGCCCATCTAACATACTTGTAGTAAAGTTGGTATAGTCATCGTCATTTCCTGTATCCCATATGTTGTCTACACTAGCATCACTAAGCATTTTATTTTGTAAAGCATTTGGTCTAAGATTTGGTTGTACTTGTAAATATAGAGCACACACACCTGCTACTTGCGGAGCAGCCATTGAAGTGCCACCAATTGCCATAATTTGGAAATTATTATCGTCTGGATAATCTAAAACTGTATAAGATGCATCTGCTTGTGTACTTGTTGTACTCATAATATTTGTACCAGGTGCAAAAATGTTAACTCCAGGTCCTCTGTTTGTTGACAGTGCTGTGCGGTCTACTCCTCCTGCATTAACTTCTGAGTCTATATTGCCTACTATAAATGCTTCATTACTAAATGGCGAACTCCCTCTATGATAGTTAACTGAATTACCATCAAAAGTAACTTCGTTGTCAAAATCAGAGCCACCGTTAATATCAATTTTTGTAAGTTGATTTCCTGCTGCAATGCAAACATGTATTCCAGCATCGATCATATCTTCGACTTCAGCATCAATTGATGCTATTCTTACAGGCAGTCTTGTTTGAGTTCCGCCTTGATAGTAAGCAGGATGCACACCTGTTGCTGTTAGCAACTCACCTCTACTTGTATAATCTACTCCATATGTCCATGCTGTGCCTCTATAAGTTCCTTCAGTTGGGTCTGATGTTGAGGTACTAGAATACCCCCAACTCATATTAACTACAGTAGGTCTACCATTTGTCAGTTTCTTTGCGTTGTGCCATAATCTTATAGCATCAAATGCATCTGATACAGCAATACCTGTACCGTCTGGACCACTAAGTGTTTCTAGTCCTGCTACTTTTTGTGAATATATGTTAGCACCTTTGGCCCAGCCGTATGTTTTTCCAGCAACAATACCTGCACAATGGGTACCGTGGCCGTCACGGTCTCTGTAGTGATCTGCACTTTGCGTACCTGGTAAGCCACTTTCTGTATACCAATCAATTTGTTGTAGTCTTGATGTGCCACTAGCATCATTCCATTCAGGATGATCTGGATCAATGCCACTGTCTTGTATTACAACATCTACTCCAGTTCCGTCTAATGCGTAATCATAGTTGCCTGCTACGGTATTATTTGAACCATATACATTACTTGTTTCATTACAACGCCTTAACCCCCAATTAACATAACTGTTTACAGTAGGTGTTGTTCCGTCAATTGATCTATAAAATGTATCTTCTTGTGTTGCATGTGATACCATTACAACGTCATCTCTTTGTTCGGGTGGTATCTCAACATCTAGCACTCTAAGATCTCCTTTGAGTACTTCTGCTTCCTCATCAGTTAACATCCAGTGTGTCATACGTTTTGAGCCAATTCTAGGATTTGCTACTTCAACGTTTCTATTAGGTATAGGACCCATGCCGGTAGTTGCCGCTAATTCAGCATCAAATGCGTCTAGGTCTACACCTCTTTTTACAACTACAATATATTCTCTTTCCATTCTTACACCTTGTAAATATAAACAGCGCCACTACCTGCTTCTTCTGCAGGAACACCTACTACTAAAACATCATTGTCCATTCTAATTGTATGACCAAATCTATCATTAGTGCTTGTAGTGTATTTATTTGGATTAGTAATGGTCGTTGCCAAAGTCCAATCAACGGTCTTAAAAATATATATTACACCACTTTGTGTTCCATCTGCATCATCTTCTTCTAATGCTCCAATAGCAACATAGTCATCATTAATTGCTACAGACTCACCAAATCTGTCATCATTTACTGTACCATATTCGTTAGGATTACTTATTGTTGTTACAAGTGCTCCTGTTGAAGGATTGTATACATATACTCTACCACTGTTATTACCGTCGCTGTCTTCGCCTGGACAGCCAACTACAGCATACGAGTCATTAAGTGCTACAGCATAGCCAAATCTATCATCTAAGTCTAGTGCGTCTTCTTTTGGATTGTAGATTGATTGATCTGTTGCGCCTGTTGAGTTATTAAATAGAAAGAATGCACCACTATCGCCTTGTCCTAACGCTCCTGGTTCGTTTTCTCTCCAGTTGCCTATCATTGTGTATGTATTAGTCATTGCCAACGTGTTTATCTTTTCACCAATTTGGTCACCTGGATATTCGTCTTCATTATCTAAGTTAGGATTTTCTATACTGTGTGCTTCACTTCCCGGAAAGTTAGATGTGTTTACCCCTGTTATATCGTAGATATATGTGTATCCTGTATCATCGCCTAGTCCCACAGCGTCCTCTCTATAAGCAGATGCAGACATATAATTTTCACTAAGTGCAACAGTTTGTCCAAATGCGTCACCGTTGGCTGTTACTCCTGTTGTAGCAGGATTTGGACTTCCGTAATTCATCAGTAGTGTTCCCGGAGTGGTTGGTGCAACTGAGTAAATATAAATCATACCATTATTGTCTACAGTAGAACCACCTACTACTTGGTTCTCACCAGGTGCTCCTACTAAAAGATGCCTTGAATTAAGTGCAACACTTGTACCAAATCTATCGCCGTCACCTGCATTTATTGGCGCTAAAAGATTGCGGTTCTCAACTGTGTATTTTAAGAATCCTGCTTTATCATATACATAAACTGCACCTTGTGACGGAACACCTTGCGTACCATCTTCTCCCGGAGCACCAACAGCAATATCATTAGGACCTACAGCAACACTTGTGCCAAACGCATCTGAATTAGCAATACCTCTTGGATTAGGATTGTCTAATGTCCTAATAAGAGCAAATCCTTTGGTTGTTGGTTTATTATATAATGATGAACTAAATGAACTATATCTTGGCATAGCAATTATCCATAAGTTGCTGCACTACCAAACGCCATCCATGTTCCGTCGACTTTTAACATACTTAAAGAAAACACTTGTTTTTTACTTGCTACACCAGCTGGAATAGTTCCGTCTAACCATTCAATTGCTACTAAATTACCATTGATGGTTAAAAATTGTAATGTTTGCGGAGTACCTGTTTGTTGAATTACTACTGCTATGTTATTTGCTCTATCATTTGTTTCAGGAACATTAGTAAGAGATAAACTAGTAGAACCTGTTAAATTTGTAAGATAGTAAACTGGTCCTTGATCGTAACTAATAGCGACAGTAGTACCTGGGTCGTCATATCGTGTAATAACTTCATTTGTTAGTAAAATATTTTCTATATTAACACCATCTGCGGCATTAAATGAGATTGTGCTGGCACTAGTAAATGACGGAGCACCTACTCCTGTATTTTGTATTGATGATGCGTTTACACTATTTGCTGTTAATGTACCTGTTGCTGTTAAGTCATCAAATGTTACGTCATCAGTAGTGTTAAGACTTTGGTCGTAAGTGCTACCGCCGCCGCCCGAACTGTTTATTGTAATTGTATTTGTAGCACCGTCAACATCTAATGTTACATTTGCACCTGGTGCAAAGTTTATAGTATCGTTATTACCACTTGCTACAAGTGTTGACCCACCAGTAACACTAACATTTTTAAATGTATTAACTGATGGTAGTGGCACTGTAGGCTGTACCCATTGACTACTATCTTCATCTGTTACGTATACAAATATTTTACCATTAGTACTGTCAAACCAAATAGTACCTTGTGTTGGCTCTGCTGGTGCAGTATCTGAAACTTCAACATTTGCTCCTCCACTTGCAGATCCTGTTCCTGGTTCAGCAACAGTAATTGATCCGCCCATACCGGTATGATTTTTACACCAGTAATAGAGTGTGGTAGGCGTATCTGTTGTAATTGTAATTTGAACTTGACGAGTTATTGCTTCATTAAATCTGTCGTAGTATACAGCTCTTGTTACAGGATCGTCGTTTATAAAATATCTTACATTATCTTCGTATGCTGTTTGCCCTGCATCTAACTCACCATTAGGTGAAGTTGAAAATGCAAGTTGGTGTTCGTTAAGTGTACTGCCATTGGCATTTGGATAATAAACGTTAGTTAGGTCTGTTTGATCAAATACATATGTGTAACCTATAACAAGATTTAAGTCTGGTTTATAAACTCCATTAAGTACATATTTGTTTCCAACATCGTCGCCCTGTGCTGATGCAATAGTAACAGCATAGTTAACAGTTGCAACCTTAGCGTTAGCAATATTTCTTGCTAAATTATCTTCAGTAACAACAGTGTAGCCGCCGGCTAGTTTTCCACTATAAACTCTTAGTGTGTTTGCTTGCTTGTCAAAGAAAACTTCGCCACTTGATCCTACATTACGATCTAAAAAATCGTCAGGCCTTGGTATAATGCGTATTCTATCTACTACTGGTGCTGAATTTGATGCCATATTATTATCCTAATCTACAGTAGTATTTATCTGTAGTTTAGTATATGACTCGCTTGTAATGTTTCCAAGTATCTAAGAAATACTTAAATGCTTCTTCGTCATTCATTGTTACAAACTGTTTACAATGGCTTATTTTTATTCTAAAGCCTGCCATACGTCTATGCTGTACAGAATAGTTTAGCCAATGTGCATGTGCATCATTCATAAACTTAGTATCTTTATTTGCATATAAACTAATTTCTACCTTATGAAAACTACTCATGCCACTTTACTTCCTTTAATGGTTTATAGTCCACAATAAATTTATTGTCTAATATAGTACTTCTTAAACGTAAATTTTTAATATCTTTATCTTCTACAGATCTTACGTTTGCTTCTATTTTATCTTTTTTAATTAACATGTACATTGCCAACGGTGTGCCTGCAGGAATTTTAACTGTGTCATTTAATTCGTGCCAATATAGTTGAACATTTAGGAAATTTGGTCCTTCATCTCCGTCAAGAAATCCTGAAGCCGCTGTAAAACTATGATTGTCTGGATATGGTATAGGCATACAAAGTAAATTGTATCCTTTTGGAATATAAACCATCCACGGTGATTGTACTTTAATAATCGTATCTAGTGTATTAGATCTATTTGTTTGACCAAAAATAGATTCTGTATGATGTGAAAGATAGTCCCACTTCCAAATATGATCTGCATCCATACTGGCTTGCGATACTGGTGATCCCCATTGAAAGCGTTTGCCGTCACCGTCGGTTTTGATTGTAAAATCACACCAGCTACGCAATATCCAACCTTCTCGCATAATTTTATGAATGCCGGGACAACGTGCAATATGAGTTGTTTTTACAGGCGTATTTTTACTTTCTGCTTGTACTTTTTTCCAATCGTCAATTGCTGGTTTAACCCAATCAAACTTAACTTTACTAGCAGGTACAATAGGCATAATTTGTTGTACCTCAGGGAACAAAGATACAAATTCTATTTTAGGTTTTTTCTTAAACCAATTAAACACGAACTTTGCCTTTATAAATTTTATCTATTTGATTCATCATAGAGTTAGTTACAGTCCAACAGATTACATCGTCTATATGCACTACATGAACTTCACCATCTGGTTGTGAATAAAATACAATGTGTTGAATTTGTTCTTCATCTTCGCCAAGAACATTTTCAATAGTAATTGGTGGTTCTGGCAACGGACTTACACCACTACCGTTTTTACTTGCAACTACTTGTGTTTGTTTTGCGCCTTTAAAAGTAATTATAATATCTTTTTGGCTAAGACATGCATTAAACCAACCTACATGTTTAATTCTATCTTTTTGCACTTTTCTATGTGTGTACTGGTCTTTTGCCTCTCTTAGTTCTTGTTTATAAGTAACAAACTCGTCTGTATGATGTTCTATAAGTGGCATTATTATCTCCCAAAATGCTTTTTGTACATGCTCTTTATTAGAGCTTTGTTATGTTTAAAAGAGTGAGTCCCCCAAAAAAGTCTCTTTCTAAAAAACTTCCAATCTTCTTCGGTCATATCTCTTATTATATGATCATATTTTTCTTCTGTCAATGGAATAATATGTGCAATTGGAGTTCCTGCTGTAAGTTTTCGTTCTCCGTTTGGTATATTCCAGTAACCTTGTATATTTAATTCCGTATTAATTGAAGGATCTAATACACCTATACTAGACTCAAATTCATAACTATCGCTGTATGCTACAGGAGTAATTAAGAACTTTACACCTTTTGGTGCAACTACATGCCACGGTGTATTAAATTTTACTATTGCTTCTATACTGTGTGGTCTTTTTGGTAACCATTTTGATATATCCGGTGGCTGACTAGCAACAGGATCGCCTTCTAATAATTTTGAAAGTGTTTCGCTAGGATTAATGTATTGAAATCCTTGCTGTCCTGCTTGTGTTTTTATAATTACATCATGCCATAAAGGTAATATAAATCCGTAATTATACAAATCAAATATACCAGGACATTGATATAAGTGACTAGGTAAATTTCTATCTTTATTATCTACGTAATTTTGTTTACATCGAGACATCCATTTAGGACGAAAATCTTTAGCAGGAATAATAGGAAACGCTTCTGCTACGCCTGCTATCTTACTAAAAAATTCTATTTTATCTTTTTTCTTAAACATTAACCTACCTGTAGTGTGAATGCAATATTCATTCTGTCTCTATCTGATTGATTTACTTCTACTTCATGTGGAACCCAAGCAGGCCATAATATCAACTCGCCATCGTGAGGGTGAACCAAAACTTCACGCACAAACGGACTAATTGTATTACAATCATTTAAAACATTTGCTGGATTTATAAATTTTAATGGTCCTGTTCTTGTACCTTGCACGTAATATACAGCGGCAAAACTATCTGCTACATGATTATGCAAAACATTTTTACTTGCAGGCTTATTAATATTTGACCAGTAATCTAAACTAATATGTCTTTCAACTATATGTCTTTTAAATGTGCTATCTAAACTACTATAATAGTCTATTGCTTCTTCTGCAAGCTCTTTGACGCCGTCTAACAGCCAATCAATATTTTCATACTTAACAGTACTACGCCAGCAACGATCATTACTGTTTGCAATTTCGTCAACATTGTTTTGTTGTGCTAATAGCATTTGTTCTTTTAACTTAGTAACCTGATCCTCATTACCTACTTTACTAACAAAAAAATCTGATCTAAATAAATTTACTCTTGCCATTCTTTGTACCATTTATCTAAAAATTTATAGTGATTGCCAAATAACTCTTTGGCACTATCAACCCTTACATCTTGTACTTTCATAAAGTGTTCAACATATTTCTTTTGTTGTTCTGACAGCTCACATTTTTCATTTGGATATGCACCGCCTGCATGTAACATTGACCACCATTGAATACTACTAAACATACTACCAGGCGTAAAGAATATAAAGTCTTGTAATTTAGGATAATACTGACTCATCATCATTCTAGCATCTGCCGGAAGTTCGTCTAATGTCTTTGATCTTATTTCTTGCCAATATGGTGTGTCATTTCTATTACTAAAATAATAGTGTGCATATATGAAGGTTAGTATTTCTATACTCATTTCATAAAAGCCTCTATTAATCATCGACTTTGGTCCATCGTCCCACACGTTACCTGTACGATTCATTAAGTCAGCAAAAGATGTAACTAGTGCTGTAGTAAATGTAATACCTGTTGCTTCTAAGGGTTCTATAAATCCAGCTGAAAGGCCTACAGCAAGAACATTTTTTACAGCAACATTTTCGTGCGAGCCTATACGCATTTTTAAATGATTTGCAGGAGCATCGTATTCGCCAATTGCTTCACGTAATTCTGCCTCGGCTTCTTCAGGAGTAATATGTTTAGAACTATAAACATATCCGTTACCAATACGATGGTATGTAGGAATAGTCCATCTCCATCCAGCATTCATAGTAGTTGCTTTAGTATAAGGAAAACATTCTTCTTCCGGATCAGTATACTGTTTTGGCATAGCAACAGCACTATCGTTGAGTAGCCATTTGTTGTAACTTATATACGGCTCTTTTAAAGTTTTACCTAACAGCAAAGATTGAAATCCGCTACAGTCTATATACAAGTCTCCAGTATACTCTTTGCCAGTTTCGTCTATAAGTTTAGTTATACCAGTTGCATCATTACCAACTTGTGTGATCTTAGTATCAACGTAATCAATTCTATCTAATATTAACTTTTTAATTGTATCAATAATATCGTATGCACTAAAATGTACAGCACCGTAACTATCTAGTCCTACATTAAAATTAATATCAGTTTCACTATCAATTTTTGTAGCAGTATTATTCTTTGCTAGTCTATATGCAGGATGCCACTTTTTAAATTCACTATACGGCTTGTCAATAAAATATTTACTTACAGGAAGATGAGGTGCTGGTAAAACATTGTCAACTACATCATTGTCAACAAAATAAGGTTCGTCATTCCAACCTGTTAATTCTACACCATATTTAAATGATGCATTACTAGGCTTCATCCAGTCTTTAGCACTAATACCACACTTGTATAAGAACGATGCCGTAAGTGGTTGTGTTCCTTCTCCCACACCAATTGGTCCTTTTGAAGCATCTTCAATTAGTTGTATTTCAACAGGGTCTACTAAATTATTAGTTAAGTAAGCAGCTGTAAGCCATCCGCTTGTGCCGCCGCCAAATATAACTATCTTTCTTACCATTCTACTTCCTCTATTATTGATATTAATTCTTCTTCTGGTTTAGCAAGTACAACAACATACAAACCATTCCACCAACTTTCTAAATCTTCTACGTCACACAATAGCATCTTTTCATATGCAACTTCAAAGCCTGCTTTGTTAATACCGGTTCTTGCACCTTCAACTACACCTTGCCAATTTGCATCATCAAAGATTAACACAGCCTCTTTAGCAAACACATTTTTATAATGTAGTACAGCCTGTTCAGTACTTGTTGCATCGTGTGGTCCGTCATAAAACCACATGTCTATCTTACCGTTATACTGTGACACATCTGCTTCAAATAAATCTTTATCAATTACTTCTACATTATTTTCTTGTTTGTAACTGTCTAAGTTTTTTAAGAAATTAGCCTTTTCGTTATGCGGTAATCTTGGAGCATTTGGATCAGCAGGTTGTATATCACTTTGCCAATCATCAATTGCTACAGCATTTAAATTATTATCTTTAATTGCTCCACAAAATGTTGCACCTTGTGCTACGCCCACTTCCATGTAATGTGTAGATCCGCTTGCAATATGATTTAATACAGTTTGTACTCTAGGACTTGTAAGTCCAGGTATACGTGTATTTACAGTTGGCACACCGCTTATTAATATGCTTTCTGCTACATGCTTAACTTTGTCTGTGTGTTCAATTTTAGATTTTACTTTGTAAATGTCATCACAAAAATGGCATTCCCAACAATCAAATTTACAATTTTTAATTTTCTTACGCCAAGCATCAATTGGCCTATCTTTAAGATTTGTACTTTCTAAATATTTTTCAAAGTTGTCGTATAGTAATGGTTCACCTGATGCCCAACGTTTTACAATATTCATTGTTTCATACAATCTACTTACTGCTTCACGGCCGTGCATTTTAAAAACATCTATACCTAGTTCGTCTAAGTATTCTTCCCAATCTTCTCTCCAAGGAGTAATATTGGCTGTTTTTAAATGTATGCTAGGATCATCAACATCCCACTTAGGACAACTTACTCTACTAATAGGGTTATTAAAATATTGAGGTTCTTGACCTGCTCTAGTATTATTATATTCAAAGTGTTCAACCATCATTGGACAGTTGCCTTTGCAACCTTCGTTTGCTAACAAACTATAGTGTATGTCTTTACCGTAATTTTCCTTAATCCAAACTTTTGCTTCAAGTAATCTTTTTAGCGTGTCTCTATCACGCATAAGATCTCTGTCAAGGTTTATATAATCAAATCCGTACTTTGCTAAACTTACAATTTCTGATGCTACTCTAACATCTCGTAGTATAGTATTTTTTATGTATAATTCAGGAAATGCTTTTTGTATCTGTCCTGTTGCCATCCAATGTGTATGCGGAATAGTTGCAATACGTACACCAGCATCGTAAACAGGTTTAAAGTTTTTTATAAATGTATCTAAGTTTTTTTGACTAGGCGGGACTTGAATGTTATTAAATGTAGCACTCACTGGGACGCCTGTTTGTTGTTGTACAAACACTGCTTGCTCAATGGCTAACTTGTAGTCTTCATCTTGTACAAAGATATCGCCCATAGCATCTTGTGCAAACGGAGCAATTCTGCATGTAAAATATACATCTTTAATGTGATCTTTGTACTCTCTAATAAAATTAACAAACTCTACATATTGTTCGTTTGATAACTTAGGATTTAGAGGAATACTAAAAATTTTTCTCATTTATTCTCTTCCATAAAAAAAGGCACTATACTGTATACTTAGTATAGCACCTTTTTGTTAAAAAGTAAAGTGATTAATTTGGATAAGTTGTGTGAGTGAACTTCGTTGTTTCAAACTGAGGTTCTTTTTCTTTACCTGCTGTAAACGCACACTCCCATTCAAAATATGTAGACATATACGTTTGAGTTTCTTCTAATCTTGATAATCCTGGAACTTGAGCTTTGATTTGTACTAAGCCTCCATCCTGATCAAAATTATTTTCTGCCCAATTAAGCATTTGTGCTTTAAGTAATGCTACAGTGTTTGCTTCGTCAATTGAAGTTAATCTATATGCAACCTTTTCGTAATCATTATCACCAAAACTAGTTGGTTCAATAATATCTGCAGGGTTAGTTGTACTACGCATAATACCAACTTCTCCATTTAGAGCATTAGTAAACATACGTGCATGAAACATATCTTCAGTAATAGTCGTAGGATTTAGCCAATCAATTTGAGGAGTTCCTGTAACTCTAGCAAAACTAAAGTGCCAATCACTTCCTATAATTTCAATTTCAGGAACTAGTCTAGGATCATTACCTGGAACTGTTTCAAACATTATATATGTCATTTATTGTCTCCTCAGAGCCTCCGTTTGTTGGTTTTGGATTTTCTATCTTACTGTATTTATCTGTTGGTGCAAGCAAATCTTTGTTGTCAACTTTGCCTTGTAATTTTAAGTTTTCTTCTGCAGCATTTTGTAATTGCAAGTTATAACTTTGTAATTGTGTACTATAGTTCATAGTTAATGCTAAAATGTCTGCTTGCTGTTCTGGGCCTACACTTAAAATAGCATCCATATTACCTGTACCAATACGTCCATAGAAAATCATATCAGTTGCTGCTTGTTTAGCAAGCCTATTTGTCCAATATTGTGCTTCGTAAATATCTTCTTCGTCAGTAT